GGCTTCTTCTCCCTATGTCAGGTTTGAACGCCCCGGGTCATCATGGAAATTAAAACGCTGCCTATCAATCAGATACGCCGAGCAAAATACAACCCGCGCAAGGCGTTGAAGCCGGGAGATCCGGCGTACGACAAACTAAAGAAGGCTGTCGAGACGTTCGGTTTGGTGGAGCCGCTGGTCTGGAATAAACGCAGCGGCAATCTAGTCGGCGGCCACCAGCGCCTTTCGGTAATCGAGGCGGGTGGCGCGCGCGAAGTCGAGGTCTCTGTTGTGGATCTGGACGACCGCGACGAAAAGGCGCTGAACCTGGCGCTGAATAAGCACGGCGGCGAATGGGACTTCGCAACGCTGGCGGATTTAGTGCAGGAGTTGGACGCAGGCGATTTCGACATGGAGGTCGCTGGGTTCCGACGAGGCGGAGTTGGAGAAGCTGGCGACGTGGACGCCGCCGAATTCTGGCCTAACCGACGAGAACGCCGCCCCGGAGCCGCCGAAGGAACCTATTGCAAAGCTGGGTGACTTGTGGATTCTCGGTAAGCATCGGTTGCTCTGCGGAGACTCAACGCTCGCCACGGATACGTCACGGCTACTTGGAGGCGTTGAGCCAGGGCTAATGGTGACTGATCCGCCGTATGGAGTGAAGTACGATCCGAAGTGGCGCGAAAAATACGACAACTTTAAGCGCCATGCGGTCGGAAAAGTCAGCAACGACGACCGCGCCGATTGGAAAAACGCCTATTCATTGTTCCCCGGAAATATAGCCTACGTCTGGCATGGTGGCCTTCATGCGACAACCGTCGCAGAGAACCTGACCGCCTGCGGCTTTGCGCTTCGCGCGCAAATCATATGGCGTAAGCAGCATTTTGTGTTCAGTCGCGGCGACTACCACTGGCAGCACGAACCGTGCTGGTACGCGGTTAAAGGCACGGGGAGTTGGACGGGAGATCGGAAGCAAGCAACGATTTGGGACATTGAAAACCTGAATCCACTTGGTGGTAATAGCAAGGAAAAGGCGACTGGCCACGGCACCCAGAAACCGGTGGAATGTATGCGTCGGCCTATCCTCAACCACGCGAACCCCGGACAGGCCGTCTACGATCCATTCATGGGGAGCGGCACCACGATCATTGCCGCGGAAAGCACGGGACGTATTGCCTACGGATTGGAAATCGATCCGGTATACGTCGACGTCATCGTGAAGCGCTGGGAAGAGTTCACCGGTAAAAAGGCGCAATTGTCCAAGTGAAGCGCACTGGCCCCCCAAAAAAACCCACGAAACTCAAGCTGTTGCAGGGCACATTCCGCGCCGACCGTGCGGCGCAAAATGAAGCCCAGCCGGAGCTTGACATTCCCGCTGTTCCTCCGCACTTGAGCGACGAAGCAAAAGTGGAGTGGGGGCGCATCTCGCAGGAGTTGTTCCAGCTTGGACTTCTATCGCGGATCGACCGAGCGGCATTGGCGGCTTATTGCGAGTCGTGGTCCGACTGGCTGGACGCCTCCAGGATGTGCTCGACGAAAGACGGCAAGGACCGAAAGGTCATCCTGACGACAAACGGGAACCCGATGGAGAATCCGTACTACACGATCAAGAAGCGCTCAATGGAACTGATGCACAAGTTCCTGACCGAATTCGGTATGACGCCAGCAGCACGGTCGAGAATCAACGCTACACCCGCCGAAAAACCAAAAGCATCGCAGTGGGGTAATTTCGGTAAATGAGCCTGTCCTACGCCGATCGGGCAAAACGGTACGCGAAAGCGGTAGCCGCGCAGAAGATCCCGGCCGGCAAGCTGGTGCAGTCGGCATGCAAGCGGCATCTCGACGACCTTGCCAAGTCGAAAGACAAGTCGTACCCGTACAAGTTCGACCCCGCAAAGGCGAAGCGTATCTGCGAATTCGCTGAGAACATGGTCCACGTCAAAGGCGAGTGGGCGCGGCCGAAGAAACTCGGCGAACTACCGCTGATCCGGCTGGAAGACTGGCAGTGTTTCTTGCTGTCCGTCGCGTTCGGGTGGGTCCGCAAGTCGGATGGACTACGGCGGTTCCGTGAACTCTATTGGGAAATTCCACGCAAGAACTCGAAGTCCACAATCGGCGCCATCATCGGCCTGTACATGGCCTTCGCTGACGATGAAGTCGGCGCGGAAGTGTTCTCCGGCGCGACCTCGATGGAGCAAGCCTACGCCGTGTTCCGCATGGCGTGGCGCATGGTCCAGAAGAACCCGGAGTTCAAGGCGCACTTCGGCCTCGAAGTCGGCGGCACGGATGCGAACCCCGGTCCGATCTATCAGCTATCGACAGGTAGCCGTTTCGCGCCGATCATCGGAAAACCCGGTGACGGTGATTCGCCGTCATGCGCAATCGTGGACGAGTACCACGAGCACACCACGCCGGCGCTGTACGACGCGATGAAAACCGGCATGGGCGCGCGGTCGCAGCCGATGCTCGTTATCATCACGACAGCGGGCTCCGATACATCCGGTCCTTGCTACGACAAGCATTTGAGCGCGGAGAAGGTTCTGGATGGCACGCTTGAGAACGATCACCTATTCACTGCTATTTTCGGTATCGATCAGGATGACTCGTGGACGGACTTCGGCAACTGGAAGAAGGCAAATCCCAACTTCGGCGTGTCGGTCTACGAGGACAATCTCCGCGCCATGCTGCGCGATGCCGAGCAGAGTCCATCCGAGCAGAACATCAAGCAGACCAAGCATTTGAATCGCTGGATGAATGCCGGTGTCGGCTGGATGAACATGGTCATCTGGGAGCGGCAAAAAGACTTGTCGCTGAACCTTGAAGACTTCCGCGGCCAGCAATGCTGGTTGGGTGCCGACCTTGCCAGCAAGATCGACATTGCGTCGCTGGCTTACATTTTCAAGCGCGGCAATGAGATCATCTGGTTCTGTAAGCACTACCTTCCCAAAGACACCATCGAACTGCCGCACAACGCGCACTACCGCAAGTGGCGCGACGAAGGTTGGCTGATTCAAACCGACGGCGCGCGAACGGACCTGCGCCGGATCGAGAACGACATCCGGGAGGCTTCCGCGTTCTTCAGCGTGCAGGAGTTGGCCTTCGATCAAAAGGAAGCCAACTACCTGATTACCAATGTGCAGGAGTGGGCGTCGTTTACCTGCGTCGATGTTCCGCAAGGTCCGGCGTTGATGAGTGAGCCCATGAAGGAAATGGAAGCCGCGATATACGGCGGATCATTACGGCACCAGGGAGACCCGGTGCTGACGTGGATGATGGGCAATGTCGTCAAGAAGGAAGGCCGCGGCGGCGGTCCACTGAAGTACTACTACCCGACCAAGCAGCGCGACCAAAACAAAATTGACGGCGTGGTTGCCGGAATCATGGCGCTCGGCCGTGCGATGGTAGCAGTCGATGATGCGGGCGGTATTGTCTGGCGCGGCGGTACGAATTCTCTGGAGTGGCGTGGAGCGCCCAGCCTGACCTAAATGCTGTTCCCTGAAATCCGCGGCATGATCAAGCGCTGGGCCGGTCATGATGCGCCATTATCGCTCGGGCTGAAGGACGCCGTATTCACGACGACGACCGAGGCGGAGTTTTACCGCAAGTACCCGCATATTGCTTCGATCCTTTCCGGCGGATTTTCGTCATGGTCCGGAGAGACGGTTTCCGTGGACTCGGCGCTCCAGCACCCGGTGGTCTGGGCATGCCGCGGCGTCGTCGCAGGAACGATGGGCTACATTCCAACCACGCTAAGGCAGGAGTTGCCGGACGGAGACACAAGGGAAGCGAAAGAGCTTCCTATGTATCGGGCGATGAAATGGGGGCCGAACGATGAACTGACGTCGCAGGATTTCCGTGAATTACTTACGTCCCACGCCATGTTCAAGGGCGACGGATTCGCGCAGATCGTTAGGCGAAGCGGAACGGGCACGGCTATTCAACTTCTGCACTTGACTCCGGAGCAGGTGGATACCGGCCGAGAAAAAACAGGCGCGCGCCGGAAGGTCTACGTTGTGAAGGAGTCGGGTATTCCCGACAAAACATATCCGGTCACACCCGGAAAACCGCGCGATATATTCCATTTATTTGGGCAGCCGGGATGGACGGGTATGCGCGGATTCGACGTACTGAAGTACGCCAGAAACTCTATCGGGATGGCGCTTTCCGCAGACCGCAACGTGTCGGCGTTTTGGGCGCGCGGCGGACGGCTTCCGTACATCCTGGAAATGGAGAAGCACTTCAAGGATGAAAAGGACGCCGAGGCATTCCGGTCCGAATGGGAAGCGCTGTACAACGATCCTCACAGTACGCCGATTCTTGAAAACGGACTGAAGTACAACACTGTCGGCGCCAGCATGAGGGACGCCCAGTCTGTCGAATTTCGTCAGGCGATCGTTGCGGAGTTGTGCCGATGGTGGGACGTGCAACCGCACATGGTGGCGGACCTGTCGCGTGCCACGTTCAGCAACATCGAAGAATTGGCGCTTGAGTTCGAAAAACTTACGCTCTCGAAATGGTTGAAGCGTTGGAATCAGGCGTTCTTCCATTGTGTGTTGACTCCCGAAGAACAGGAAAAGAATTACTACCTGCACCACAATCTCGACGCGCTGCGCCGCGGAGACTTTTCAGCGCGCATGATGGGGTACGCTGCGGCATTGCAAAACGGCTGGCTGAGCCGCGATGAAGTGCGGGCGCTGGAAGACCGCAACCGCATACCGGACGGAGCCGGACAGGACTTCACGATTCAGTTGAACATGCAGGCGCTTCCGCTCGACGGCGTGGCGGAGTTGGCAAAGATGCGGCAGCAACGGCAGCGATCCATCCCAGAGGAATCAGCTTCATAAGGTCATGCCTCAAAGTACCAGTATTGTCCGTAACTCAAGCAATTATAGGCGCATGCCGGTAGGTTTAAATTGTAAGAACTGCGGCTCGCCGTTTTACACACAAGACAGGCCTGCCGCGATTGGCCTAGTCAAGGAGGCGCTCGCATGCATGAGCAACTGAAAAACATTCCATTCGAATTCAAAAAGCTTTCAGACGACGGTGATTTTGTCGGCGTCGCGAGCGTCTACGGAAACATCGACCTTGGAAACGACGTTGTTGATCCGGGGGCCTTCGACAAATCCATCGCGCAACTCGGAAACAAGGTCCGATTGATGGACTCTCACAAGGTCCGCATCGGCGTCGCCACGGTCGAAACGACATCGGTCGGCCTCAAGGCAACGGGGAAGATCAACACAAAAAAGCAATCCGGGCTGGAGGCGCTCTCAGACCTTCGTTTCTACCGGGACAACGGCATGCCGATGGGTATGTCGATCGGGTACGAGACCATTGACGCGGACCCGCCGGCGAAAACAAATGACGGCGCGCGGCATCTCAAGCAGGTTCGGCTGTGGGAAGTCACGATCACGGAGTTTCCAATGAATATGGCAGCGCAGGTGACGAGCGTGAAATCGATCAGCGATTTAATCGCGTCGGTCAAAGCAAATCGATCAGAACAGAAAGACGGCTTCACCGCGGAACTTGAGGAAATCCAACTATTCGCCGCGCGGTATCAAATGCTTTCAGCTCTTAGCGCATCGCTTTCCAGTATCCTGTACGACGTGGAAGTCACCGACAAGACCGCGTCGTCCGGAGAATCCATTGATCAGTTCAAGACGGCCTATCTCGACATGCTTCCTGAGTATCTCGACCTGCTCACCGAAAGCAGGCAGGAGTGGATGAGCCGGCCGGGATTCGAAAGCAAGGCGGGCCGTGTCCTTTCACAGGCAAACCGCACCATGATCGCCCGATGCATTAAGGATCTTCAGGACTTACTAGACAATGCTGATGCCGAAAAAACTCAGCCCGTTGAATCACCGACACCAGCTCCGACCGGAGCCGTCACCACAGCCGAGATCGACGACAGTCTCTCGGGGGTTCTGGATAAGATCCAGGACTTGCTAAAGGCGTAATACCTAAAACACAAGAAACATTTTTGAACGTTTACCGGCCGCTGATTCCGGCGGCTAGTAGCGTTGGAGAAAAAGTATGGAAACCAAAGAATTGGAAGCCAAGCTGGGCGAAATTCTCACTCAGCTGAAAGAGCAGAAGGCGGCGGCCGAAGCGGAACAAAAGAAATTCGGCACCATGCTGACCGAAACCGCCGAGAAATTGACCGCGCTCCAGAAGCAGGCGGACGCGCTCGACGTGAAGCTCGCGGAAAAGCACGCAGCTTCCGAACCGGACGAAACTGTCGTCGATGCGTTGAAGAAAAACGATGGCCTGGTTCAGTTCATCAAGGACCGGGGAACCGGCTCGACGAAGAGTTTCGGGTTCGAGCTCACGCCGAAGCAGGTACGGCAGCTCCGGGAAATCAAAACAACGCTGACCACCCCGGACCTAGTGACTCCCGGTGTGGCTCCGATCGAGCGCCTGACTGGCATTGTACCGGAAGCGCGCCAGTCGTTGACGGTGCGCAATGTCCTGACCGCGCGGCCGACGACCATGCAGATGGTCTACTTCGTCAAGGTCGATTCGCCGATGACCATCGCCTCGCCGCAACAGGGAGAAAGTCACACGAAGAAAGAAAACGCGGCCTCGTTCACCACGGGCCAGGCGACGGTGCAGACTATCGCCACGTGGATTCCGGTATCCCGTCAGGCGTTGGAAGACTTCGACGAGTTGATGAACTTCCTCCAGACCTCGCTGATGTACTACGTGGATCTGGCGGAAGAAGAGCAGCTCTTGTCCGGCTCCGGATCGACCGTTGAACTGAACGGTCTGATTACTCAGGCGACCGCGTTCAGTACCGGACTTCTGCCGTTGACCGGCGCCTACAACAAGATCGACTACATCGGCCGTGCAGTCCAGCAGATCACGTCGGCAAAGGAACTGATGCCGACGTTTCTCGTGTTGAACCCTGCCGACTGGTGGGACATCCGGCTGACAAAAGATACGCAGGGGCGCTACATCCTCGGCGATCCGATGCAGCCGTTGACCAACCCGAATCTGTTCGGCCTGACGCCGGTGCCGACGACTTCCGTGCCATCCGGCACGTTCCTTGTGGGTTCGGGCAACCCGATGGCCAGCGAGATCCGCGACCGTATGGGCCTGACCGTGGAGATCGCGCCGCAGCACGGCACGTACTTCACGGAAAACCTGGTCGCCGTCAGGGCGGAAAAACGGATCGCGCTCTGCGTGAAACGGCCTGCCTCGTACATTACCGGAACGTTCACGACCTCGCCGTAAACGTAAACCTGTCAGGGCCGGATACAGAAATCCGGTCCTGCACTTCCAGGCACGTCAATGCTTTTATACACAGACCGTCAGCTGCTCCACCGCGGCCAGAGTATCGGGCCTGGCGGTCAGTTCGAGGAATCGGATCCGAAGGAGATTGAGCGCTTGCTGAGCCTCCCGGGTATTCGCCGCGCGGAGGCGCCGCGGGTGCTGTACGAAACCAAAGTGATTTATCCGGAAGCGCCTGAGGTGAGCGCATCCACGCCCTTTCGTCACGTGCCTGTGTCTGACACGGAACCGTCCGGAGTGGTTGCGGAAGGCGCTCCGGTGCTGGAATCGTCAAACATATCCGAACCGCGAGCTGCTGGTCGTGGCAAGCGGCGAGCCCGTCGAAAGAATCGCGACCGGTGACGGCGTCCGGCTTGTTCATGTTGAGGACGGATTCCGTATCGGCGATCTGCGCAACTTCGGAGCGTCGCGCGCGCTCGGCAGTCTTATCGCTCACTGGGATGACGACGACTACAGCGCACCAGGAAGGCTCGCGGATCAAGTCGAACGGCTCATTACAAGCGGCAAGGCCGTCACCGGGTATTCCTCGATGCGCTTCACCGATGGTTGCCGGTGGTGGTTATATCGCGGCCATCACAGGTTTTCGCTAGGCACGTCGCTGATGTATCGAAAAGATTGGTGGGAGAAAAACCCGTTTGTATCGAAGCATATCGGAGAGGATGGCGAATTCGTGAAGGCGGCCGATCGGGATGGCCAACTACAAACGTCCACGACGATTGATATGATGGCCGCATCGATTCACAACGGCAATACCAGTCCGAGACATATAGGCGCGGTGCAATGGGAGCCGCTGCCGGATTTCGCAGGGGAGATCGATTGGTGCGTTTGAACCTTGGCGCCGCCGACCGGCGCGTGGACGGGTATCTATCCGTGGACATCTGTCCGCCTGCCGACATCGTGACGGACTTGTCGCAGGGGTGGCCGTGGGAACGCGGCTCGATTGATACAGTCAAGGCATTCGACATATTCGAACATCTTCCGGATAAGCGGCACACGATGAACGAACTCTGGCGCGTGTTGCGACACGGTGGACGCGCCGAGATCGAAGTGCCGAGTGCGGCGCGTGGGGCTGGGGCCTTTCAGGACCCGACCCACTGCTCATACTGGACGGCCAACGATTTCGAGTACTACGAAAAGGGAAACTTCGCGCGTGAGCGTTTTCGCGGTAACCCCGCCTATGGTATCCACGCGGACTTCAGAATTATCAGCCTGGATCAATCGCAATATGCCGGACGATGGGACGAAGTATGGAAAATCGCGGCGGTATTGGAGGCGTTGAAATGAGAGGCCTGACCGTCGTGATCCCGTCGAAACTCACATCGAACCTGGTGCCGTGCGTGACGGCTGTCCGAGAAATGGAGCCCGGAGTAAACATCGTCGTTGTCGATGACGGCTTGCAGTTTGATGACGATAATTGCGCAGAGCGGTTCTTCCGCGAAAACGTGACCGCGATTCCCGGGCTGAAGCCGTTTGGGTTTCCGCGCAACGTGAATCTCGGTATTACTGCCGCACCGGCTGATGACATCGTTGTCCTGAACGATGACGCGCTCCTAAAGACGCAAGGTGGTTTTACGTTATTGCAACGCGAAGCAGAAAAGTATCCCGAAGTTGGCATTCTGTCCGCGACAACCAATGTCGCCGGGAATCCGGACCAGAAGCCATCCGGCGTTGGACTTCGCGCCACGCCGTCATCGGTTGCGTTCGTATGTGTTCTACTGCCCCGACGGACTCTCAATGTAATCGGACTAATGGACGAACGGTTCGGCGGATTAACGCCGGACGGCCGCCGTATCTACGGCTGGTGTGATAACGATATGTGCCGACGGATCAAGGCGGCGGGCTTGAAGATCGGCATTCACGACGGCTGCTATGTCGATCACGCCAGTCTGAGAAGCTCGTTCCGCGGCGATCCGGGCGCGTCGGCGGACACTTCTGCGGGAGCAAGGCTCTACATGCAAAAGTGGGGCGACCTGCTATGAAGAAGTTGATGATCGGGGCCGGAGTGCACCGAAGGCATGGATGGATGGTGCTGGATGCAAATCCGCAAGCAGGCGGGGACTATATCGCCACGATTCCGCCATTGCCGGACGCTGTGAAGGCAATCAAGTGGGACGAGATCGAATGGATTCACGGGATCACTTCCTTGTATCCATGGGACGCTGAGACGGTGTTGGCGGAACTGAGATCCGTTCTTAGTCCCGGCGGAAAACTCGTACTGGAACAGCCGCACTTTCACCAAGCCAAAGAGCGGCTGGAGTGGATTTTCGGAGACGCCGCATCGTTTAAAAATCCGCTGCTGATGAATCGGTGGGCGTACACGCCGGAGAGTCTGGTCAATGCACTTCGCGTGGCCGGATTCGGCAGTTGTGAAATCCTGCCGGCGCAACATCATAAGCCGGAGCGGGATTTCAGGATCGAAGCATTATGCACGATAGCGCGATGAAAGAGATCCGGAAGTTTGCGGAAGTGCGTGCTGGCTGGATGGCAGCAGCGTCTATCCCTAAGTTGAACATCGCGGAAATCGGCTCGCTCGATGTCAACGGTTCGGCCCGCCCGCTATTCGCCGCTCACAATTACACGGGATTCGATATCGAAGCAGGCCGCTCTGTCGATGCAGTGATGCAGGATGCGGAGACGATTCCTGCAGAATCCAATCACTACGACGTCGTTCTTTCGGCGAACTGTCTTGAGCACGTGCGTCGGCCATGGGTGCTCGTTTTGGAAATGGCGCGAATCGTGAAGCCGGGAGGGCTGGTGTTTCTTCTCATGCCGGCGTATCACACCTACCACGCGCATCCAATTGACTGCTGGCGTGCCTACGCAGAAGGAATGCGTGGATTACTGGAGAATGCGCAGCTTGAGGTGTTGGAGTGCTACGACACCGACGACCATGACACGGTCGGCGTGGGAAGGCGGCGATCGTGAGCGCGGCTGTGTGTCCGGACGTTCAAGCCGCGCCATTTCCTCACTGTATTATCGAGAACATTTTGACAGCTTCGGAAGTCCGGGCGATCAACGAGGAATGGCCAGACAATGGCTGGATTCAGCACTACCATAAGCACGCCAGGAAACGCGGATGCCGGGAATGGGCGGAATTCGGAGCGCAAACGCGGGCCGCAATTCTGAGGCTCAATGCTGCGCAATTCGTCAAAGACATTGCAGGAGCATTCGGGTTAACGAGCCTCACCGGAGACGGCTCGCTTTACGGCGGAGGTCTTCACGAAACGATGGTGGGTGGATTCCTCGACGTGCACGCTGATTTTAACGTCCATCCGGAAACGCGCTATGTCCGGAGGCTGAACCTGCTGTTGTTTCTGAACGAAGACTGGCGCGAAGAATGGGGCGGCGCGCTGGAACTATGGGACCGTGAAGCGTGCAGTGTCCGCATACTTCCAGAGGCCGGCCGGTGCGTCATGTTCGCTGCAAACGATTCGAGTTTTCATGGGCACCCTCAGCCGTTGGCGTGTTCACCGGACCAGTCGAGGCGCTCACTGGCTCTCTACTACTATTCGCCCGCGCGTCCCGGCGAGGAGATCCGCCGGCATTCAACGCTATACCGCGGCGAAGAGGCGACGTGGTTCGCAGATGAGGCTGCCGCGTGAGACTTGCTGTCGTCGCCGGTGGATGGCACTGGCCGTATCATTTCTTTTGGCAGATAGCCATGCAGGCGTCCGGAGCCGATCTGTTTGCGGTGGCGCACCGGAACCCGGAGCTTCCGATTGTGCGCGACGAAAAGCGCTATGTCCTCAAGTCAGCAACCGGACCGCTTGCCGATTTAGACCGCGAGTTATACGCGTTGAGTCCGGACGTGCAATCGCTGCGCCGTCTCGGATGGAAGTACATCGAAGAGCCAAATAGTGTGGGTGACTGGGGCTTCTTTAATCAGTGGCTCGATCGCCACGACTATCGGCAGTATGACGTGATTCTGAACTGCCACGACGACACCTACATTCGCCGCGACGGCCTGCTGAGACAGCTTGATGGCGACTGGCTATTGCTCGCCAATGGAAAGTATCCCGAAGCGCCGGACGGCTACGTTCGTGGATCGTTTGAGTTCTGGAAGCCGGAACTTCTCGACATGCTCGGCGGCCGCATCGACATTGGTAATATCCGGCTGACCCGTGAAGGGCACACGGAGAGCCCGCAAGGAATCGGAGCGCTGTCGGAGTGGAATAATACGGGAGTGCCTTTGCGGGACTTTATGGTCCGCCGCGGCATCGCTTCCAGGATTCAGTACTTGTCGCCGCACTACCGCGTGAGCCCGTGGGCCATCGAGGCGGAGCGCGGCTTTCTGCACTACCGGGAAGGCGCGCCGTGGTCGTTTGACGCGGGGATGGCCGCATTCCCGCTGGAGCGCGCCGCATGAGACGCATTGTCATGGCTTACCCGTTCGTACCGGAGGCGGCAATTGACCGGGTGGCGTCCGTGCTGCGTTCCCGATTTATCGGTCAGGGTCCGATGGTGGATGAATTCGAGCGCGCATTCGAGCGTAAGTTCAGCCTACCGGAAGGATCTGCCGTAGCGGTGAACTCCGGAAGCGCGGCACTTGAATTGGCCTACGATCTGCTCGGTGTGAATTGTAACGCGATTGCAGTAACGCCGCTGACGTGCACGGCGACGAACATTCCGTTGGTGCGCCGTGAGTGCGCTCTGCGCTTCGCCGACATCCGGCGCGACACGTTGAACCTGGATTCGGAATCCGTCGAGACGGCGGTCCGCGATGGAGCGCGCGCCGTCGTGAATGTCCACTTGCACGGAGTCGAGTCGGACCTGCCGGAATCCGGAGTTCCGGTGATCGATGACGCTGCGCAAGCGCTGGGCGTCTTCCGTGAGCGGGCTCGATTCACCTGCTACTCATTTCAGGCAATCAAACACATCACGACCGGCGACGGCGGAATGCTGGTATGCCAACGGCCGGAGGAAGCGAAGGAAGCCCGGCTGAGGCGCTGGTTTGGCATTGACCGCGAAAAGAAACTTGCGAACAACTGGCAGCCGTTCAAGCAGCGCCGGATACTTTTCGACATTCACTATCCCGGTTACAAATTCCAGATGAACGATATTGCGGCGGCGATGGGGTTAGCCGGGTTGGATCTTTACGACGAGATCATGGAACACCGCGCCCGTATTTTCGACATCTACCGGGAGGCCGGGCTTCCGCTGGTGGACGGGGCGCGCAACGTGCACGGTTACGCCTGTCTCCTCGCCGAAAACAGGGACGCGTTCAGTGCCGCGATGGAAGCGGCAGGGATCGAGACGAACGTCATGCAGGTACGCAACGACGTGTACGCGATATTCGAGCCGTTCCGCCGGGAACTTCCGAACATGGACTGGGTAGAGGATCGATACATTTGCATTCCGCTTCACAACCGGATGACGTTGGACGATGCGCGGTATGTGGCAGAGACAGCGGCGGAATCACTGCGTGAGCCTGTCACGGCGTGATCTACGTTTACACCAGCATCATGGACGGCTTCGACAATCTGAGGCCTCCGGCAGTCCAGCCGGATGACGATGTGCGGTTTATCTGTTTTACGAACGTGCCGACTCTGCCGCGCGTCTATCCGTGGGAATACCGCCCGGTCTACGTTGCGGGCGCGCCATGCCGAACATCCCGCGTGGCAAAGATTTTGCCTCACCTGATGCTTCCGGACGACACGGAGTTTTCGATCTGGCACGACGGCAATTTTCAGCTCCGCAAGGGCGCGCACCTGATCGTTGATGAATTGCTCGGACATCATGACTGGGCGGCACACCAGCATCCGTGCCGGACCTGCATCTATGACGAAGCAGACATATTGATACGCGAAAAGATCGGCACGCCGGAACTCGTCGAAGCAGAAGTTGGGCGCTACAAGGAACAGGGATACCCGTCCGGTGCAGGACTGTGGGCGAACGGGCTGATCGTGCGAAGGCATACCGCGGAAACTGCGGAACTCAATGAGCGCTGGTGGCGTCTGTATGCGGCCGGATGCGAGCGCGATCAGCTGTCGTTCCCGGTGGCGCGGCGCGAATCCGGAATGGAAATTCGAACGATTACCGAAGGCGGCGGAATTTACGACTCGCCCTACACGTTATTCCGCTGGCATGCGGCATGGAGTCACCGCGACGATAATCCGGACTACTGGCCGCAACGGAACAGGCTGCGTGAGCGATTGAGGCAACTGGCTGCCGTGACGGGATCAGATGGCGGCATCCGGCACTTCGACTACTGACATGATTTTGGGATTGATGCGGATCAAGAACGAAGCGCGATGGATCGAGCGGTGTGTCCGGTCGATTCTTCCGCTGTGCGGCCGCGTAATAATCATGGACGATCATTCCTCAGACGGCACGCCTGACATTTGCGCGGCGTTGCCGGACGTGGATGTGCTGCATTCACCGTTTGAAACCGCCAATGAAGGGCGCGACAAAAACTGGCTGCTGGAACAATCCGCGTCTTTACATCCCGAATGGATCGTGTTCATCGACGGCGATGAAATGCTCGCGCCGCACGTTACAGAGGAAGTCCGTGGCTTCATGGGGCGGCCGGATCTGTCCTGCCTGTCTCTTCGAGTGCTCTACTTGTGGAACGATGAACACACGGTGCGAATGGACGGTGTGTATGGAGACTTCCACCGCGAAAGTATTTTCCGCCCGAACGGCTCCCGCTACGCGGACCGGTCGCCTGGCGCGAACTTTCATTGCGGCAATGTTCCATTGGGAGCGCGGTATAAACGCAAGGTCTTGAGCGCGCCGCTGCTGCATTTTGGATACATGCACCGCGAGGACCGGCTGCGTAAATTCGAGTGGTACAACCAGCAGGACCCCGGCAATTCTGCTGAGGACGGTTACAGGCATATGGTCGTCGGAGATATGTATCCGGCGGACTCGCGGTTTGTTCACGGCGGTCCGCTAAAGCTGGAGGCGTTGACGTAGATGTCTGTAAGTGCAAATGCCATTGTCGCGTTGGATCTTGTCAAGGAGCGGCTAAAGGAAAACAAGGCGGACAACGACGCGGTTATCGAGCGCATGATCGACACGTTTACGCGTCTGATCGAGTTGGAAATCCGCGGACCCGTGAAGCAGAGAACGATCACGGATTACCGGTTCAGCGGAAACGGCGGCGCGTCAATGCGGCTGCCGCGCAGCATCACGCCGTTGATTTCCATTACCAAGATCGAGATCCGGAACAACACGACCGATGTGGTTGAAGAATCTCTAACGGCTGCCAGCGACTGGATCATCAAAGACCTCGATACGGGGCTGATCCGGTTGACGGACAAGACGTTCACGCTCGGAGTTAATAACGTATTGCTTACAGGGTCGGTGGGATACAGCACGGCCGATGAGCGCTACCGTCCGTTCGAAGACGCCTGCTATATCGCCATCGAGGACTACTACCGCCGGTGGGGACTGCGTGAGTTGGGAGTGGTGACGAAGACTTACTCTGACGGGTCGGTGTCGCTGATTCCAGCGGCATCCTTACCGCCGATTTGCAAACAAATGCTGGCCGCCGCCAGGCCGCACCGTCCGATGGTGCGCTAATGGAGATCACGGTAATCACCAAAGGAGCGGAACGCGCCCTCGACGCGGCGCAGACGGCAATCAAAAAGTCAGACGCCCGGGCGGTGCGGGAAGCGGCGCGATTTGCGCTGAAGCCGCTGAAGAAGAATCTGTCGTTTTCCGGGGCGACGGCGCCAGTCGGGCAACTCGGCAAGCGCAGCGGCAGGCTGTTCAGGCAAGTGAAAGTGAAGTACTTCAACAGGCGGGACGGCATGTTGGGCGCGGCCATCAAAGTTAAAGGCGACCGCTCGTTCGTTGCCCGGTTTCACGAGCACGGAACAAAAAGTCACGGCCGCGGCGGCGGCCCCTTGATCGCGCGGCAGGTATTCGCGCGCACCTGGAAGGCCATCGAGCAGGCCACCGCGACGCTGTACGCGCAATCCTTCGAGCGCAACTTCCGGATTCAGACACTCGGCTTCTGATGACCCCACGGCAACTCACTCGCGATCACATCTTGACGGCGTTGCGGGAAATCAAAACCGGCAACGGCTACAGTATGAATATTGAAACCGTCGAGTTGCGCAAGCGCACGCTCCGTCAGTTCAATGCGTCGGAGTTGCCTGCCGTCGTGATGACGCCGAAGTTGGACGTGCAGGTGCGGCCGGAAACACTGGGCGGCAATCTTGGAAACAAGCACATGCGCGCGTGGACGATGGAACTCATGTTGTTGCTGGTCGACGGCGGCAACTGGGAAGAACTGGACGACGCGGCGGAAGAGTTCATTGCGTGCGTGTCGAAAACGCTGATCGCCAACCGCACATCCACGGACTGCAAGCCGTTCAACATTGCGATTGATTCGATTCAGGTAAGCGATTTCGAGCGCGTCGAAAACGATTTCATGCAGGTCGCTGTCACCATCAACGCCTTTTACGAATTCACACGGGGGAACTTATGAGCTTAGGTCAAGGTCACGATTCATGGGTCGGCATTGGGGTTCAGACGGTGCTCGGAACTCCTGTGGTCGCATCGCAGTATTTGGACTTCATTTCAGAGGGAATCGAGTATCAGCCGACGCGCGGGCATCTGGTAAACGCTGGCGCTGTCGATCCGAGCGTGCACAAAGAACTGTACCGCCGGTCCGGTGGGCCGATCGAGGTTTACGCCAATTATGAAGGCCTTGAAACCCTGCTGCTGTTTGCCTTCGGAGATGTGACGACGACGACCGAAAGCGGTGCGGCGAAGCGGCACACGTATGCGCTCGCAAAAAACCTGCCCGGGCCGGGCCTGACGCTGGAAGTCAACCGCAGTGTCGAGGCGTTTCTGTACGAGGGTTGCAAGGTCAATGAAGTGGAGTTCATTCAGGAAGCGGAAGACTTCCTGAGGGTTCGTTTCGGCCTTCTCGGCCGGAATGAAACGTTGGATGAAACCCCGACGGAGCCGACGGCCAGCAGCTTTCCCGCGGAACTCCAGATTCTCGGGGCGCACCTGTCGGCAATCCTCCGCGTTAACGGCGCATCGCCCGTGGCGGATTTGCCGCTGGTCGTCAACCGTCTGAGTCTGATGCTCAATAACGCCGCGGCGCACCGGGCGAGCACGGGTATCGACTCGAAAGAGATTGTCCGTACCGGCAAACGCGCCATCACGTTTTCGGCGGACCTCGATTTCGACGCCGTGACCCGATACGACGAATACCGCGCTCTGACCGACATGGAGTTGGTGTTGACGTGGACCGGCGCCGAAATCATTCCGGGATTCAACTACACATTGAACCTGACGCTGCCGCGATTCAACTGGGACGGCAAGACGCCGACCGTTGCAGGCCCCGGACCCATCACCGTCGAGATGGCAGGCACGGCAATGGATACGGAGCGATTTGCGCAGGACGCCATCACTGGCTACCTCATCAACACCGTGACCGCCGTGGAAGGAGATTCTTAATTTGAGTACCTGGCTGAAAGACATCAAGGCGAAGAGCCGGAAGACGGTCGTCTCGCCAATCAGTGAACGGGATTACGAAATCCGCAAGCTGACATCGAGCGAAGTAATGCAGGCGAACCTGTCGCCGGTTATTGGCACGTTGCCGGACAAGGACATCACGGAGACTCAGGCGCTGGCATGGCTGGCCGGCCAAAAAGACAACATCGCTGCATCCTCGACGCGGTACGTGCTTCAGAAGGGCGTTACGTCCTGTCAAATCGTTTACGAAGACGACGACGATAAGGTACCGGAAGGCGCGGTCAATGCGCGGTGGATCAGCGACGACGAGCGCTGGCTGTACCTCGAAGTCCTCGCGTTCTCCGGCATCATCGAAGACGCGGCGCGCGCCGAACTGGACAGCTACCGAAAAAACGCGATTGGGTCCGAGCCGTCTACGAAATCTCCAGAGCCTTCGGAAGACTCCCTCACGAAGTCTTAGAACTCGGACCCCACTATTTTTCCCTTGCCCATCACACGTTGACGATTGCCCGCGAAGACAAAGCAAAAGAGCGCACGAAGCACGTGAGACGCATCATTGAACAAGCCAAGCGGACGTGCCGCGACAAGGGCGACCCTGTACCGCAACTGCTGGTTGAGTTAATTGAAACCATTTCCATCCTGAACGACTGAGTTGTCTAAAAACGCTGTAGAAATCCTCATTCGCGCGAAGGATAGCGCTTCGGGCGTCCTGAAGAAGACCAAGGGCGAACTGAAGGACTTCGCCATTGCTGCAACTGCGGTCACCGGTGCGGGCCTGGCGCTTGGCGGCTCGCTGTTGGCGATGGCAAAGAAAGCCGCGAACGTCGGCGACGAACTTGCGAAAGCCTCGCAACGCACGGGCGTAGCAACGAAGGAATTGGCCGGGCTGAAGTTTGCGGCTGAACAGGCGGATTCGTCGCTTGAAGATGTCGTTCAGGCGCTCAGACGGATTTCTGGACTTGCATTCGACGCAGCGTCGGGTACGGCCTCAGCGCGGGAGAGTTTCGACCGGCTGGGAGTGTCGTTCCAAAACTCGGACGGCACACTGCGGGCGACAAACGACATGCTTGCGGACATCTCTGACCGCTTTGCCGGCATGGAAGACGGGGCCGCAAAAACCGCAATGGCCGTCGACATCTTCGGGCGTCGTGGAACCCAGATGATCCCGATGTTGAACGCAGGAGGCGCGAGTCTGAAAGCGGCGACGGCGCAAATGACGGCTTTCGGGTTGGCGCTGGACGACGCGGACGCGAAGTTAGGCGAAGAGTTCAACGACACGGTAGATCAGGCGCAGATGGCTGTTGCGGGACTTGCGGTAACCATCGGGATTCAGTTGTTGCCACGTTTAACGGAAGCGGCGAAATTCTTCCGCGATACCGGAATCGCTGTGAAGGATTTCGCGAAGGAGTTTCCGCGACTCACTGACTACACGTTTAACCTTTCGCTGGCATTGGTCGGTACCGGCGGGCTTGTGCTTGCATTGACGGCAACGAAAATCGCACTTGCCGGAGTCGCTGTTGCGGCCGGTACGACTGCGGGCGCATTGACCGGGATGATTGCAGCTGTTGCCGCCGTGATAGCCGCTGTCGTGACATTCCGGAATGAGATCGCCAGTCACATGACGACGGCGGCTTCGACAGTCGTTAGCGTGCTATCCAAGATCGTGCGGGCGGCAGCGGATGCGGCATCGGCCATTGGCTTCATGGACGCGAACGTCGCCAAGCTACGGGAGTTGCAGTTCAGCCTTGAACAAACGTCGCTGAATCTGGACGAGACGGCGAAGTCGTTTCTCGAAGAATCCGGCGCGGTCATCGGCAACACAGCGGCGGTCGACGCGTGGCTGAACAAAAACTCCGAAGTCGCGCCTGTTATCGAAGATCAATCCGCAAAAGCCAAAACCCTCATCGAGCGCCTGTTCGGCGTCAAGACCGCATACGAAGCGTTGCGGGACGCACAGGAAGATCAGCAAGAGCTGATGCGATCCGGCGAGGGGCTTGGCATACCGGAGTATCTGCGAGAGCCGGGCGATCCCAACCGCGGATTCACTGCACCGACGTTAGGCATCACCCGCGAAGCAACTCAGAAGGCCATGCGGCTGGCACAGGAGTCCGTGGACTTCGAGCGCGATTTGCGGGCGCAGGCCATCGAGTTCTTGGCAGACGCACAGGCGAACTCGCATGCACGGCTATTGTCCGAGCAAAAGTCGGCAGCGGTTGAAATGGTCCGCAGTATCCGCGACTCTGCAGGGCGCGTGTTTGACGATATGTTCATCCGCGGTCAGAACGTGCTTCAGTCGCTCGCGAACATGGCGGAGGGCCTACTGAACACGATCACCCGAACGGCGTTTCAGGGTATCGCTCAGGCGGTGCTGACAGGCAAAGGTGGAAGTGGCGGCTTGCTCGGACTCGCAGGCGGACTCCCAGGTATCGGCAAGCTTGGCGGCTTGCTGGGTCTCGGCGGCGGTGCGGCAATAGCGGCGGGCGGTACAGCGCTTGCGGCTCCGGCTGTGGGTTCACTCGCTGCGATCTCCGGAGCAACCGGAATCGGCATGGCGGGCGCGGGAGTCGGCGCGGTGTCGTTCGGCGGCGCGGGTGCGGGTGGGGCGGGCGGCATGGCGGCGCTGTTCTCGAATCCGTGGACGGCTGTAGCAGCGGGTGGAATCCTCGGCGGGCTCGCTATTTGGAAAGCGCTTCGAGGACGTACACAGGAAGCGCAGTTTACACGCGACCCGTTTGAGCGCACCAGCGAGCGCACGATGGAATTCTACGCGGCGCATGAGTTTGTAGACCGCTTCGCGCGCGCCGTCGACAAGTTCGACCGCAAGATTACGACGATGCCCGCTAAGCACGTCGTGACAACCGGCATGGCCGACGCCATGAACGACAATACATTCCGCCGTCAAACCGGCGGCATGCTCATGGACGACGACATCTAAATGCCCGCCGTCTTCGATCTGAACCACTTGGAGTTGCCGATTGAGCAATCGCTGTCGTTCGAAACGGTCATTGCAAACTTTGGCGACGGCTTCGAACAGCGGGCCAACAAGAATCTCGCGTACACCCGCGCCGACGGCAAGGGCGGCGTCACGAGTTATAAGGGCCGCAATCGCTTTCGTATTCTGTGGAATTTCGCGGAGCATGAAAACCAGAGCGCAACTAAAGCGGCCAACGTCATTTGGGACTTCTATCAAGACACGCTTGGCGGACTGACACCGTTCTACGTCTACCACTCAGCGGAGAACCCAGCGGGCGACCCAACCGGCGTTGACACGACCGGGCGCTATCTGGTGCGCTTTGAAAATAACACCCTGGCGCGGACAAACTTTGCGGCTGACTTGTTCCGCGGCGAACTGATGCTGATTGAAGTTCGAGCCTAATGCCACGCGGATTAGATAGCGCCATCGTTTCCGAATTCGGCAACACCGAGCACGCACTGCCGATTTACGCGGTACGCATCACGCGCGAATCCGGTGTGCTGTACTGGGCCGAACGCGGCGACGGGACAAGCTCCGGCGACGGCTCCATTGTCATCGACGGGCAGGCTTACGAAGCGCGGTTGATGGGCGTCTCCGGACTCGAATACGGCATCAGCGACGCGGCGCAAATCTCGATCACGGTTGCGAACGTCGACGGCGAAGTGACGGACCTTGACCGCGCGGAATCGTTCGCCGGCTCACGCGTCGACCTGCTGGAGTTCCTTCCGTCTCTTTCCCCGCCGGAATACTCCATTCGTTGGTCGGGCTACTGCGACGACCTGACGGACGTGACACAGGAGTCTGCGACGATCCCCGCTTACCCGTCCAACGCCGCGCCGAACGTGATGGTTCCACGTAGAACATGCGGCATTCCCTGCACGCATACATTCGGCAACACGGCGAATTGGGTGAACGCGCGTGACTTTGAAGGCTCGGAGTGTCCGTATCAACGAACATCGACGGTCGGGTTTACGGCGACGTTGCAGAATAACATTGACGACTCGACCGACCCGGCAACTTTCACCGTGCGATGGGCCGCAACGCCCTTGGCAGGCGGGGCCGCGGTCAAGCGCGGCGACGAAATACTGATTGGCTCCGAGCGGATGGCGGTTACGAATCTGCCGGACACGCCGGACATTAGCGGCGATCAGGAAGTCACGTGCACGCGCGCGGTCCGAGGAACAACGATTGCGGCGCACTCGGTAAGCGACCCGGTATTGTTTGCCAATTGTCAGTACTCCGTGAGCGCCTGTAAGGCCCGCGGGATGTACGGCAACAACACGGCCGACATATATGCGGGCGGACAGAAAATCCGGAATTACTTCGGCGGCTTTCCTTATGTCACAGGCTATCAGGTGGGTTTCTACCGCACGACGAAGGGCGGCAAGGCGAATCCCATGCGGCTGGACTTCGGCGGCAATGAGAGCGCCTATGGACAGGTTCTGCCGCTGGTCTACGGGAAGGTCCGGTTGAATACAGCCATCCTGGTTATCGCGGACCCAGAAGGCGACTTTCTGGATACCCTCTGGCTCGTTGCAGAAGGACCGCTGGCAACAAACGCCGACGACGATACGCAGACAAGCCCGCAGGGAGCGTATGTCGGCGGGCCATCGACCCCGCAAATCTACGTGAATGGCGTCTCGCGCCACGACCCAAGGCCGAACTGGGGAATCGAAGCCTACAACGGCGTACAGGATCAGCCGAACCCCACGAGCGAATTCTTTCCGAACGCCGCGGACTTCGACGCCTTCAACTTGGGATTCTGGGGAACGGCATGGGTGGCGTTCCGGATCAACACGAAGGAAAACCCGTCGGTTGACTTGAAGGGCGGATCGGTCTCCGGCGCGTTCCACATCGCTTTTGGCCGAGTCGTGCGCGTCTACTCGGACGCAACCACCTACACGCGCAAGCCGACGACGAACGGTGCATTCGTGCTGCTGGACCTGATGACGGCTTTGCGTGCAGGCGGCGGACTGGACTTCGCGCGCATCAACCTGCAATCGATCGTGGACGTGGCAGCGTACAACGACACACTAATCGACGACACGTCGGACGAGACATCGCCAATTCAACAGGTGAAACGATGGACGTTCAACGGCATCATCGACACCAGGAAGTCACTGACCGAGTGGATGCACTTGGTCTGCCTGCAAATGTACTGCCTGCCGCCATTCGTGGATGCAAACGGCAAGTTCAAAATCAAGTCGCTAAAGGCGGAATCACTTGATAGCGTTCCACTGTTCTCCTCGAACGCAGCGGACGGTTCACGAAACATTATTTGGAGCGGTCAACGGTCCAGTCTGCGCAAGTCCCGCCGTCCCATCGTGGACGTGCCGAACGAAATCCGCGTCGGCTTTGTGGACAAGGATACGTTTTCGAAAGTCTCCGTTGTTGTCGCCGACCGTGAAGCACAGCAGGAACTTGGCCGCAAGCTGGGCGATCAAACACGGCGTACGGTGTCGAAATCCGTTGAACTCCCTGGCGTCTCCACGCTGGACGAAGCGCTGCGCATCGGCACGCTGATTCTGAGAGCTGGTGAATTTGCACAGGGCGGGCTGTCCAACAACCTAACGATTGAGTTCGAAGCGTTTTACGGCGAAGCATCGGACTTAGAGCAGGGCGACATCATCGAGTGTGAAGACGACAGCCTGAACCCCGCACTAAACGAGCAGTATTTCCGCGTCATTCATCTCCGCGACGAAACCCAGCGCACGTCCGACGGCGGCATGTACTTCATCCGCACGATCACGGCAACGCTGCACGACAACGCGATTTACGATGACGGCGTTCTGACCATTTCGGACTTCACCCGGATCGATGCGCCGGATTCGCTGAACGGTCCGCCGCCGCCAGTGACCGCGTTCGCCATCGTCGAGAGCGGACTGTTCGACGCAAACAGTAAGCCAATGACGCAGCTGGTCATCAACTTTACTGCGCCAAGCCCGCTAGCTAACTTCCGGTCACTACTGATCTACCGAAGCACGGACGACGCCGGAAGCCCGGTAGGTGACTGGCGCTTCGTCGGTGAGGTCGTGGAGTCTGGCTCTGCGATTCAGTACGAAGTGAGCGGCAAGTATGAGCACTTCCGGGCGGTATCGCGTGCGACAGACGGCCACCCCGGAGACATTGACGCACAGGACTCGGTAGGCGATCCGAAATACCCCACGGTACGAATCCTCGTGGACGGCAAGGCGGACGATCAACTCGCCGCGCCAACAAACCTCGCAGCCTTTGGCCGGCTCGATTACATCCGGCTGGAGTGGGATGCCTACACCGGGAATGCCGCGCAGTTGTTCAAGCGGTTTGACATCTATCGCGGGACGACCTCAGACCCGGAAGCATCCGTGCAGGTTGCGGAGACCGATACCAACTGGTACCACGATTCATCGGAGACCGTCTCCACGAATCCGACGACGACCTACTTCTACTTCATTCGCGGGGTCTCGATTCTCGAAGGCGTCGAGGTGGACGGCTCGCCGGTGGATGCCATCTCGGATTACTCATCGACAGCCAGCGACAACGCCGGAACCGATACGGACGTGCCGAATGCGCCAACGGCATCTGTGGTGTTTCTGTCGCCTGTCGTGGCGCTTCTGGGATCCCAACCGCCGGCCATTCCAGTCAACTGGGATACCGTAGAGACGACTCAGTTTCAAGTGGCGACCGAAAACACGTTCGCCGCACCGTTCTTCGACGAGACCGTCAGTGGCGCATTTGCAACCCAGAATCTGACCGTCAATCCCGGTACGTACTACCTGAGGACGCGCGCGATCAACATTTTCGGTGAGGGTGACTGGAGCGGTACCGAGACGTTTACGACGAGCGCCGACACCGGCGCGGTGGACGATGACATCCCGCCCGCACCGATCAATCTGGATCTGGTCAAGGCCGATCAAACCACCGGCCCCAAGATTGCTGGGAATGCGCTTCAAGCGCGATTCGACTATCCCGTCGATGACGATGATATGGCATCGGTGTGGGGGTATTCGGTATTCATCCACACGTCAGCGACTTTTCCGACGACCACGACGGTCGAGACCGGCAGCGATGGCGTTCTAGCCCCGGGCAGTAACCGCCTAACCTCTCCCGGCGCCTCGTGGACGCCCAGTGAATGGGTCTCGCCTGACGAGCACGACATCATCATCTTCAGTCCCAAGCGCACCGGCTCGCCCTCGTGGGATCTGGAAGGCATGATCTACGTGACCCGTATCACAGGCAACGGTTCCGACTGGATTGACTTCGACTTTCCGGGCCGGTTGAACCCGCACAACTGGACAGGCCTTGAGTTCTACATTGTCGAGCGCGGAGGCAATAACCATGTCTGGGAAAAGACAAGCGCGGTCCGGTTGCATGTTGTCGACCGCAACGACCTGCGCTCACAGCGCCGGGTGGACTTTGTTTTGCAGGGTATCGGATTCCGGTCGTGGGTCTGCTTGCATTCATCCCTATGGGGCGCAGGCCTACTCGCTGGACCCGCTGGTCCGATCAATTATTCAGGGATCATATCCGGCGAACTGGGCACGGCGTCAGTCGAGACCATCAAGCTAGCGGACGCTAATACGACGGCGGCTAAACTCACGGAGAATGCGCGCGGCTTCAACACTAGCGTAGTGTTCAGCGCAACCGATCAGGACACTGTGGCTTGGGCTTCCGGGACGATCAAGTTTGCGGATGGCGCTGAGTTCGCGATCAGCGGCGGCAATACTGGAGAAATGGGAGCCGCGACTTACATCTATCTGGATCCGGACACCAGTACGACGGTTTTGCAGACCTCGACAACCTACAGCGATGCCACCGGTGACCGAAAAAAACTGATGTGCTTTGCGCGTCCGGGGTTTGATGCCAATCAACGGGCGATGTTCATTCCCGCCGTGGGAACACTGGGCGTCAACAGCGACAACCTGCTTGTCAATTCGGTCACGGCGGGCTCGATCCTGGCTGGCTCGATCACGACGGCCAAACTCGATGCACTGGCCGTGACGGCGGGAAAAATCAGCGTTGCCACCCTGGCGGCCATCGCGGCGGACCTCGGGACGATTACGGGGGGGACGGTGACGGGGGCGTTGATTCGATCGGCGGCGAGCGGTGCGAGGACAGAGCAGGACAGCACGAACGGATTTCGATGTTTTGATTCCGGTGGCGGCGAGACAATGCGAATTCCGCTGTTCGGTGGAATGTATTTCGATGGCACAAATTTTCCGACCGGAACCGGCGTATTCGGTACTTCGGTTTCCGTCGATTTCTATGTTGGCGGAACGGAGTACGCGGCCGTCATTGAGGGGGGATTCACAACCGTCGGCAGCGGGGAGTATAAAGTTCAGACCGGATCTCCAGCTGAGTTTGTCACGGCCATTGACAGCGACGCCAAGTTTGTCGGTCCCGGAGGCACGGATAGCGATGTGGACTGCTTCACGAACGACCGCGTGTTCAAGCCGCGGTTCATCGAGCAATCCACCGTTCCATCATTGTCAATCGGTGAGTTGGTTGCTTGGCGGTACACGTCCGGCAGCGGCGGCGACAATCTGTATTATTTGCTCTACCGGGATCATACCGGAGCGGAGCACAGCTGGAGGGAGACCCTCGTCTAGGCAAACGTAAAAGCCATCTGCCTAGACGGCATCCCCTATTGAATCCCGAACCTCTGTCCTGACGAAGCTACGAATGTCATGTTCTTCGCCTGCAGAAGAGCGTGCATCCCGACAGGATCACGCTGAACGAGTTCATCGAACAATTCCGACATGCGCCGGTCCGGCTCTACGCGCGTGCGGAAGTGCCCCATGGAAATCTCAGCCGATATTCCGTCGGCCCCGTTCTGCGCAAGCACGGCGCGGTATGCAGCTTCGGCCTGAATGTTGGGGTGGTAGATAAAACGGCCTGCGATGTGCTGCGCCACGGCGGAGCAGGAAACGATGAGGACAAGAACAACCGCGAGGCTTGTAATTCGCTTCATGATTTCTTTACCTTTCTCGGTTTGTCCCAATACGGCGATTTACAGTGAGGGCAAATCGTTGGACGTACCGGGCGCTTAGGGTACCACTCGTGACGGCACCGTAAGCAATGTTTTAGTGTGATCGTTTTCGACATACCCGGACGGTATACCTACAGGTGTGACTTATGCAAGGAAAAATAAAAGTCTCTCTCGACGTCATGGCCGTTGTCACGGATAAAGCGCAGCGCAAAACCGAAGCCGTCAACGTGGATCAAGTTTACGTCGTTTCGCAGTACGTGGACTGGCTGAACCAACTGGCGCAGTTCACGCTTGCAATTGGCGGCAAAGACTCCAGCGGACGACTGAGTATCTGCCCGGAGCTACGCGACAAGTTGGCGCGCATTTCCATCAAGGACGAAACATTCCGGCAGTACTTCGCAACCCCCGAAGGCAATCCGAAAACCTGGCTGACCGCAGACGAGCAAGCCGCGTTATTCGCGGACGTGCTCATACCGATGGCGTACAAGCTGGTGTGGAGCGAGAAGGGTGGACCGTGGGACCGCGACGACGTGGAGATTGTCGTAGGCATCAAGACGGTAGACTTAAGAGCCCATGCTTGAACCCCGAGGTACAACCTACAACCGCCGGTATCACGAGTTTGCGGAGTGAGAAGCCTATGAAATTCACTGAACGCAAGGTCATTGAAACCGACGCAAGGACCGGTATTGCCGACATTTGGCGCGTTGAATTCGCCGAAAATCACGTCGGTACGTTCAGCGGTCCGGATGGTGAGCGCCGGGCTAAACGCTATGCCGCTTGGCTGGACGAGCATCCGGAAACGTATGCCTACGACAAGGAGGCGCTGTAGTGGCGTGGGCGCATGTCCAAACTAACGGATCTCGTCCTGGGGGCGCTGATACCACAATCGTGCATACGTTTGCCGGTGCGGTGGCGGAAGGCTCCCTGCTTGTCTGCTTTGTCGATCATTCCGATTCGGGCGGGTGCACCGGCGTCTCCGACGACGTGAACGGTGCGTGGACAGAGTTTCCATGCGGACCGTCTGCAGGTTTTACCGCCCGCCAGTCCAGTATGTGGTTCTTCGCGAATTCCGCCGCCGGAACTCCGGTGGTCACTGCGGCTCTGGATGCCAGTCTGGCTGGACGCAGTTTGGTTTGTGCGGAGTATAGCGGCATCGCCCTGTCCGGCCCAATGGATGTCAGCGCCGAGGATTCCCAGCAAAATCCCGGCACTGGCACAGATGCGGTCACATCCGGCAACACGGCCGTGACCGCGCAAGCCAACTCGCTCGCAATTTGCGGCACACAGGTGACTACAGCCACAGTAGCGGTGACGGCCGGTACGGGATTCACCCAGCGTTATAACGCTGCAGGCCATGGCTCCGAGGTAATTGCAATGGAGGACCGGAACGTCGCCGCCTCCGGTGGCGCGGTGGCCGGTACGTGGACGATTGATGCTGCTTTAGCCGACAGCAATACACTTGTGGGCGTGTTCAAAGAACCGGCAGCGGGCGGCGGTAACCCCTGGTATCAGTACATGCAAGAGAGGCTGGCGGCGCAATGATCTGGTATGACGTCGACACGGCATTGGCAGCGGTTCCGGTGAACATCGCTGCGCTGATCGACGATACGGACTTCAAGACCCGCGAAGAATCCGTCACCTTCGATCAGGCGGGATTGGATCTCGTCTGGAACTTTGTCACCACAGCCGGAGCCTACACTCAGACCGCTGTCACACCCACCGAATCCGCCGGAGTTTACGACTGGACGAATGTTGGCAATGGTATGTACGCCATTGAAATGCCGGCTTCGGGCGGTGGCACGATCAACAACGATACGGAGGGCTTCGGCTGGTTTACCGGGTTCGCCACCGGCATCCTGCCATGGACGGGGCCGGTTTGCGGATTCCGGGCAGCCGCACTCAACAATTCGCTGGTCGATGCAGGCACAACTGGGCTACTGGCTCCGACTACTGCGGCTCGTACATTGGATGTGACCGCAACCGGAGCAGCGGGTATTGATTGGGGAAACGTTGAAAACCCAACAACGGCAGTGGACCTGTCCGGGACGGACATCCAACTTTGCGATACGACAACCACCAACACCGATATGCGGGGGACGGATAGCGCGGCGTTGGCGTCAGTGTGTACGGAGGGACGGTTGGCGGAACTGGATGCCGCGAATCTACCGGCGGACGTGGACGGCATCAAGGCTGTTACGGATGCGCTGCCGGACGCCGGAGCACTCACACAGCTGTTGTCTGACGTCTCGGACATCCTGACTGATACCGGTACGACCCTGCCGGCGACAGTGGCCACTATCGCTGGATATATTGACACGGAGATCGCGGCGATTCTCGACGACACGGCCAACACGATTCCGGGGCTCATCTCCGCGCTAGAAAACATCTCCACGACCGACGTGCAGACGCAATGCGCAGCGGCGCTGGTGGCTATTCATCTCGATCACCTGGTCGGCGTAGCGGACCCGGGCGGCATCGTCGCCAACAGTTCGCTGCTTGCCAAGCTGGTGAGCAAGTCCGCGACTCCGGCCTTTGCGAGTTTCGACAACACGACGGATTCGCTGGAGGCGCTACGCGACACACAAGCGGACGTCGAGGCCGATACGCAGGACCTGCAAACGCAGATTGGAACGGCAGGAGCCGGACTCACGGCGCTGGGCGATACACGGTTAGCCAATCTCGACGACGCAGTGAGTGATGCGGTTGCGGCAGCAGCGGCAGCGCTCACGTCTTACGCAGCGGCACAGCCGTCCGAATCGTACGGGGCCGATGGTGCGGTTCCAACCCGCGATCAGTTTTTGTTCATGATTCTCCAGGCACTGACGGAGTTTGCGATTGTGGGAACGACCCTCACGACAAAGAAGCTGGATAAAAGCACGACGGCCATGACGCACACGTTGGACGATGATGAGACGCCCACGTCACGCACGAGGGCAACGTAGTGGGCGTTGGACCTATCGTTACGCGTGGCTTCGGGTTCTCTGTTGGCCTGATTGTCACCGGAGGATTCAACTCTGGCGCGGCAGTGGTCGAGCCGCTGGTCAACGCTGATGCGGTGCTCGTCTCTGCAGGCTACCGGGTGCAAACCAATCCGCTGCCGTTCGGAATGCAGAACAACCCGCTGCGGTTGCGGCGGCAGATCACTCCACGTCCGCACGAGCGTGCGCCGTTCCGGATCGGCGGCGGCTTCCGGGTTACGGTGGACGGTCCGAGTTATACGAGCGCACAGATTGACGGCGAGTCGCACACGGATTTGATTGTCGCGGAAAACGAATACACGGAGCTGGAGGTAGTCGAATAGATGTCTGCGGATTTTACGATCAAGCGCGACGACCGGCTACCAGTGCTGGCGTTTCAACTCACCTACTCGTCAGGCGATCCTATCGACATCAGCGGTGCAACGTTGAAAGTCTTGATGCGCCAAGTCGGGGAGACCACGAACAAAATCGATACGGCCTCGAACATCACCATCACGGATGGCTTGCTGGGTAAGGGCGAGTACGCATGGGCCGCGGGCGACACCGATACGGCCGGCCAATACCGGCTCGAAGTGGAAGCCACGATCAGCGGCAAGAAACTCACGAGTCCCAACCGTAACTACCTGACCGTCGCCATCACTGAGGACCTGGGCTGATGTTTTTGACGCACTCATTCACGACGGCATCGGTTGCGGCACTCACGGGCGTATACACGGTCTCGCGCACCATCGGGCCGGACTACTTCGACATCGAAAAGATTCTCGTCGAGCCGTCCACCGGGACCGGGCCGTCACAGGTATTTTTTTACAACTCAGCGACGATGGCCGATGCCGATCGTATCTGGGGCGTTGACCCGATTGCTGGCGACATCTTTACGCCAATGGAATTGGAAGTGGGCGGCACGCCAACCGAACGCAACTACGCCAATATCGCATCGTATGTGGACGCAGACGGCGGCGGTCAGTTACACATCAAGATTTTGAATCAGGACACTGTAGCGAAAACGTACACCGTGACGGTCGTATACCGCGAGCGTGCACTGGTGACCTCCGATGGCTACTACGGTATCGGCCGCGTTCCGGCCGCACGAATCACCGAGCAGTTCGTCGTCCCGAACAACACGTTCATGGGCGCGGTCAATGCCGCCGCCTCCGCAACCGTCAAGGTTATCGGGCTGAATGCTTCGAATCAGGTGTCGATTGCACCAGGTGGCGAGACGACGGTGTTTGGTGGGTCAGTGACGATCAGTGGCGCTGCCTTGTCCGGCACGTTCTCAGGCACTCCGACATTCAGCGGGCTGACGACGCACTCCGCAGGAATCAACCTCGGAACTTCGCAGTCCATCGACTCCACGACGTCACGGTTGGAGCAGATTGGCGGGACGTCCATTGCAGAGTGGACCGAATGGACAACAGCATCTTTAATTGGTGGCAACCACTTAATGCTGTTCACAATTTCAAGTCAGTTTCCAGATGTATTTGGTCCCAAAACGGGACTACGGTTTGTTATCGAAGCGCCAGATTCAAGCGTGAATGCGGGAGGATTCACTCATACATATATTGACATCGCCGACAGCGGCATAGAAACGACGCGGGACATAACAGGGTTAAGACTTTTTAATTCGGGAAAGACATCAGGCAACGCATGGGGTATTGACGTCGCTGTCGATGGCGGAGCACAAACTACTGCAGGGCCAGTAGCGGCGATTCGTGGACTAGCAAAGGATTCTGACACAAGAGCAATAGGGCTGTGGGGTCTCACGGAGCAAGACTCCAACGCGACTCCGCTCCATATCGCAGTTCTTGGCTTTGCATGGTCCGGAGCCACGTCCGGCGCGACCAACGTCGCTGGATACTTCGGCCTCCAGCGGGAAATCGACGCCTTCCCGATCATCTCCAGTGATGCGGCCTTGATCGCCGACAACGCCGCCTTCGCGGCTGACATCTTCGTCGCCCGCGACAATGGGACGCCGGTTTTCACGATTGCGGATGGTGGCATCGCAACCTCCGCAGCGGACATCCGCGTTACGACGGCGGGCACAGATGCAACCAGCGTTGTCACGGTTGGCGGCACGCAGACGCTGACAAGCAAAACGCTGACGTCACCCACGGTCAACGCAGCGGCGCTGTCGGGAACTTTATCGGGGACGCCGACATTCAGCGGCCGACCGACGTTCAGCGCGGGTTTCTTGTCTAACTCGACAATTCAAATTACAAATCAGAATCCACCTGCTTCTGGTAATGGATTTGAGTTGCTTTTCAATGCCAGCACGAACGTTGGCAAGCTGCTGGCTTTTGACCGAGACCTTGGTGTGTACCGCGCTATGGAACTAAGCGCCCTGACGTTGGCATTGCAAATCGAGAACGCGACGAAGGCGCTTGTCAACGCAACCGGACTCGTTGTGACCGGTAACATCAATCCGGAAGCCGATGGCACCCGGGACCTCGGCACACAGACGACAGCACAGTGGGCCAACGTCTGGGCGGACTCGATCAACGGTGCGGATTTTGCGATGGCCAACAAATGGCGCATGGTGGAATCGGAACTCTATCCGGATTACCCGCGCGGATGGGCCATCGGCCACAACCCGCAATGGCGCGATGGCGTGGCCCTGTTCGCGAATCGCCACATGATCGGCGAAGGAAAGCCCGTGTTTGCCGTGACCGATGAGTTTCTGGAGTACCGCGGCCGTCGAATCACGCCGGAGATGCTCGACAGAATAATTGCTTTCGCGGCGTAATCACCAACCCGACTTCATAAACGATTGAAGAAAATCAAGAACCGGCTACCCAGCTGGAGAAGGAAAAACCTCGTGTACGTGACCGTATTCAGCAACACCAAAGAACTCAACGAATCCAAACTGTTCGAACTCCTGCAGGACGCGCTGTCCAAAACTCTCAAGGGTGTGACATTCAACGACATCGAAACGATCCTGGACATCAAGAACAAGATTAAGGCGGTCTCGACGGAGGGCGGCTCGTATTGTCCGATGTGCGGACACATCCGGAAGATGCCGGGAGCGGGGGCGAGTTTCCACCGTGCACTCAATGATGGAGTGTACGAACTGAAGTGGGCCGCCGCGGAAAAGGCAAAGATCGACGAAGCGCTCGACGCGTATCCGAAGAACTACGACATGGCTGAAGACACGATTGCGCTGATGAGAAAGTTCAAGGACGCGAAGAAAGAGGAGCCTAAGAAGGAATCCGAACCGGCCGCTTAATTCGGCAATGACCCAATGACACTGGCAAAGAAGGAATCACTGCAAATGACACTGATGGACCGGCTGACGACGATACTTATTGGGCTGCTGGCGTTGAGTCTGGCTGGTGTGATGGTCTGGACCATGTGGGCGCAATCAGCCGAACCGGCACGGCCGGATACGCCGCCACGGGTCACGCGCGGGCTAGCGCCGGAGGAAGCGGAAACACCGATGGTTTTGCCAACTCAGGATTCAGGAATCCGCATCGACCTTCAGCTTCAGCTTTGGCACATCCTGACCGCGCTTGTCGTGATTAGCGGCATGTGGTTTGTCTCGCTGTTTCAGATCTCGCAGCATCGGACTTATCACCAGAAGCACTTTGAGCACGCCGGGAACGATCAGGCACACTGGTCGTCGTTCGAGCGCGACAGTCAGCGGAGAACGCTGGACCGCATCGAAGACCAGCTGAAGGAAATGCGGCTAGAGCGCGGACGTGGAGCAAGTGGAGGGTGACAGTGCGGACTCCAATACGGATCACGGATTCGAGGGCCGCGGGTGTCGGCTCGATCAGCGTCGAGTACTCGAATGCCTGTCCGTTCAATGCGGACAATAGCCGCTTGTTATTGCAGCACGCGGGCGGGTTCTTCGGCCTGTACGATGGCGCCGGCAAGTACGTCCGGTTGATGGAGCGGCCGGTGACGCACAGCAGCGAGCCACGATGGAGCCGCCGGAATCCCGACGTAATGTACTTCATCGACAAGAACGCGCTCTGGATGGAGCATCCGTCCACGGGCCAGCGCGCGTTGATCCACGTCTTCAGCGAGTACATTGCGTCCACGGCCGGCGGGCGGCATGGCGTCCACGGCCGCGGCGAGTCCGATATCAGCGAGGATGACGGCCATCTGGTATTGGCGGGCATACGGCCGCAGGGCGGCGTGGACGTGTTCGTGTACGAGATTTCGACGCGCACCAAGGGGCCGGTGTTTCCGCAGGCGCGGCCGTTTGATGGACTGAAGCTGACCGGCGATAACAAGGCGCTGGTGTCCGGAGCCGAAGGCGTATTCGTGTTGGATGATTTGGCGAAGCCGCCGCGGCGCATTTTTTCCGGCAGCTCGCCACACGCAGCGCCAATCGGCCCGTATTTCATCGTCACAAATTCGAATGAAAGCCCAACGACGCTGCCGGACTTTCCGAACGGCATTGTCCGAATTGATACGCGAAACGGCGAGCAGCTTGGCTTGCTCAGTTTGCCGTGGATCGACGCGGTTCACATCAGCACTGCCGCCGGACTCGACTGGTGCGCTGTGGGCAGCTACGGAGCCAAGCAGCCGAGCGGTAAGGTATACAAGGTCATGATCGACGGAAGCGGCGCGGAGATGCTGGCGGACGGCATCAACAGTTACGTTCAAGACGGCAACTACACCGCACAACCAAAAGCATCGGTCTCCCGGGACGGATCTCGACTCGCCTACACCTCCGACAAGGACGGCGCTCTCGATGTGTGGATGCTGATGCTTGACGGTGCTGTCGTGGTGCCGCCTGCTCCGGTTCAGCCCCCGGAGCCACAACTGCGCGAGATCGATTTCACGGCGGACGAGGGAAGAAAATGGCAATGGCACTTCGAGGTCATCAACGGAAAGATGACCGTCAAGGTCTATGACGAACGATGAGCGACACGGATGCCATAAAAATAGCGGTACTTGAGGAAAAGATCGCCGGACTTCAGAAGGCGATTGAACTCCAAGGGCTTGAATACGAGCGCCGGTTGACGGAACTGAATCACGCTCATGCTCAGGCTGCCGCCGATAAGAACAAGTTTGTGACGAGCGAGATGTTCTACGCCTACAAGGATTCCGTCAATACCTGGCAGCGCGAAATGGAAGTCTGGCGTTCGCGTGTGATTGGCATCGGTATCGGAAGCGGGCTGGTCGGCGGAGGCGCGGTCCAGTTGATTAACGGAATGTTTCAGTAGGGAGGTTTCGAATGTTTTACATCGGCAACGGTTGGAGTGTTCAGCGGAACGGCGATGCGTCCGTTAGTTTTTTCAGACAGCAGCCGGATGACGCGCCCCGAGGTGACAATCGGCCGCGACGCGTGGGCGTCTGTCGTGGCAAGTGTTTCCGGGAAGGGTGAAGAGGACGGACGGTTTTACGTGGCTCAAGCGTTTCACATGGACGGTCATGTCGAAGTGGAACCGCTGTTGGCCGAGCCACCCGCGAAGTGAGGATTAGAATAGGGAGGTTTGAATGCCTTTAATTTCAGTCGTCGTCACGCTGATTATTGTCGGCGTGATTCTTTGGTTGGTGAATACGTACATCCCGATGGCGGCGCCGATCAAAACGATTCTCAACGTCGTGGTGATTATCGTCGTCATTCTCTGGCTGCTCGGCTTGTTCGTCGGGCCGATCAATTCATTCCGGATTGGCAGATGAGTACAGAAGTCCGCCTCGCGCCGCTTGTGATGCTGTCCGCAGGTCACGGCAACCGCGATCCCGGCGCGGTCAATGCGGACTTGAGTCTCAGCGAGCACGTCGAGGCATACAAAATCACGTGGATGCTGCGCGATCAACTGGAGCGGCGCGGCGTCAAGACAGAGTTCATCTCATGCTTCCAAACGCTGACACGAAAGATTGCCGTCGTGAACTATCGCTGCGAGGATGCGATAAAACCGGCCGCCGCCATCGAGATCCATTTCAATTCCGCGGCCGTCGACACTGCGCATGGAACCGAGGTGCTGCACTACGGCGCATCGACAAAGGAACTCGCGGCTCGGATCAGCCGCAAGATCGCGGTTGCCATCGGCACCAGGGACCGCGGCCCGAAGGTGCGCCCGGACTTAGGGTGGCTGAAGCTGACGAAGTGCCCGGCTGTGATCGTCGAAGTCTCGTTCATTAACAATCCAACCGAGGCCGCGAAAATATTGGAGCCCGGGTTTCACGGCAAGGTTGCAGCGGCGATCACTAAGGCGTTGACATGAGACTCGCGCTTTTACTTCTAATCCTCGCCGGATGCAACGGCAACCCCGCGCCGGCGCCACCGCCTCCGCCCGTAACGATACCGGATCCAGTGCCGGTAGAGACGTTCGAGCAACGGTTGATTCGCACGGAAGGCGTCAGTTGCGCGGAAATCACAGCAGCGCATTCTGGTGAGCCCCCATCGTGCGAACGCATTGTCGCGGCGTGGGAGCGCGGTAAGGCGAGAGTCGCGGCGCTGTATCCCGCAGCCGCAAACGTGCGGATGTCGGCGTTCTGGTTTTACAGGCCGGAATTGGTTTATCACGAGTCGAAGCCGTACCCGCTGATTTATGACTATCTCAATCCTGACGGCACACCGCATGAATACAAGCGGGGCGATTTCTCAACGGCGGTTGTGCCGCAAATGCTGTTTAGCTACCCAGAGGTCGTCGAGCATGAAGCCGTCCATGCGCTGACGTGGCTTCTCGACGGCCAGCGGATCCGCACGCCGGAAGCTATCGCGGCAGACCAAGGCGGCGTCACCGTTTTCGGCCTGCCATACTACTGGTATCTGATTACATGTCACGGCACGCCGGATGACCCCTTCGGGGAACCCGGCAACCGTGGCTCTTGCACGCAACCTTACGAATCGAGGAATTGAAAATGAAAAATATCAGAAGCACACTGTTGGGAATTGGCACGATTTTAGGTGCCGTCGCGATGGCGCTGGTTGCCATGTTCGACGGCGACCCCACGACCGTCGTCAACATCGAGGCCACTATCGCGGCGATCTCCGCTGGCATCGGCTTGATGTTGATGAGAGAAGAAGCGCAGCACGTCGAGGACAAGAAAGACGGCACCACGTGAAGCCGCTGGCCTGAGCTAGCTTTTACAAACACGAAACCCCCAGAAGTGTTATCCTCTGAGGGCTCGTGGGGCTGTTGCTAAACTTGCAACCGAGTGTACCATTAGAGTTTGAGTGGAGCATACAATTTTCTCTACTCGGTGCCGAAAAAACAAAATGCTTCCCGCGTGCTCAGTATCCCGAAACTCAGGCAACGACACGGTAGTCGATCCGTGGAACCCGGCTGCGTCCTGATCCTCTGAAGAACTGGAAACAGTTAATAAATAGGGATGCCAGAGCCAAGCAAATACGCAGAGTTCAGCTCAGTCAGGGGAATTCAGAGGGGAATGCCGGGGGTATCGGAGGTTAGAAGATGACGCGCATCTGGCAATGGATCATCGAATTCTTTCGCGCATGGCAGGCCGAACGCGACCGGCGCATCGAGGAGCAGATCCGCGCTCACGACCGCATTGACGAATCCATGGATGTGATCGAGAAAGCCGCGAAGGTCGACACCGATCGGCAAGAGGCGCTGAATAGCCGCGTCGGCGCCTCACAGAAGCGCGGCAAAGAACTGGGGCTGTCGATCCTGCTGGGACTCGCGTTGTGCGGTACAGCGGCAGCACAGGACGCCGAGACGCGCATTCGTACGCTCGACTTGCCGGACCTCCGAGTGTACGCGCAAGAGCTTGTCAACCACGCCCGCGAGCAGCAAGCGATTATCAACATGCAGCAGTGGGAGATAGAAGAACTGACACATCGCCTCCAGACGGTCGACGAAGAAGTGCGCATCATCCGGCAGAGCATCGAGGACTTGCGGCCCGCATCGAAGCGCAGCGGGTGGGCGCGCGTCATGGACTGGACGTTGCGTGCTTTGCCGATTGTGCTCGGGGTGATTACCGCGAGCCGGTAGTACCCGTCTGATTCCGCCAGATACCCCCTACCACAAAACCGCCCGCTCGAATCCCCGCTTGACCCCGCCTGAGTACACCGATAGTATGTACTCATGAGCAACGATTCTAAAAATCACATCACCCTGACCATTGATCGCGCTACCCGGCAGCTGTTGGTCGAGCTCGCGGACTCACGGACGCTCGCCATGTCCGCAACCGTCCGGCAGCTGATCCGCGAGGCCCACAAAAAATATTTGCGCGAGACGAAAAAAGCGCTTGACAGGTGTACGTACTAGGTACATACTTACATCATGATTAAGACAGCACAAAACGACGCGCGCGGCCGGGGCGAGTACCAAGGGATGAACTGGATTCGCCAAGACGCCAGGCTCGCGGTGTACCTTCGCGACGGACTGGCCTGCGCGTGGTGCGGAGACAGCGTAGAAAATGGCGCTGCCCTGAGTCTGGACCACGTGCTGCCGCACAGCCAGGGCGGCGCGAACGGCGCGACGAACCTGGTCACCGCCTGCAAGCGCTGCAACTCCAGCCGCGGGAATCGCTCCGTTGCCGCTTTTGCCCGCGCGGTTGCCGAGTACCTCGATCACGGCGTGACCGCTGCCGAGATCGTAGCGCACGTCCGAAACGCAGCCCGCCGGTCGATCAAAGAGCACCGGCAGGAAGCAAAAGCAATGATCGCCCGCCGCGGATCGGCCGCGCGGGTTTTGGCTGAGATTTGAAAGGAGATAGTAATGAACTGCGAGGAATGCGGTGTCGTATTGACGCCGGAAAATGATCCGCGCGAGTTTCTCGTGACGCCTGGCGGCGGCTATGAGCGCGTCTGCAATGACTGCCTAGACACGCTGCAATGCCTGGAGTAGTGTTGCGCCGGTTTTACGCGCGTCTCGCGGCGGAGTGCGGCGTAGTCATACCGGTCGACGCGACGTTTCGTAAGCTGCGCCCTGGTCATTGGCAACGATCGGCCGGCGCCTACAGCTGGGAGATTGTAGGCGTCAACGGAGTCCACCTGCTGGCTGGCTACGAGAGCGCGACAAAGCTACTGCGCGCCGAAGTGTTAACCGTGAAGCGCAGCTACCATCATGACTTGATTTGCGATGGCCACACCCCCACCGTCCCGGCACCTCAGAGTAGACCGGGGCGGCTTGAAGAAGGAGGATAGGATGAAAACAGCATCAGCACGCATCGAATTTACGGTCGATGAACTCGGCCGGTCACTTTACTTTTTCCGCGCCAGCGGAAAGCCCGGCCCGTATGGCAATCAGCTCGCGGTTGGCAGCGTCTATGCCGTCGAGGATGCGCTTGGCGATCTGTATCACCTGCGAATCGTCAATAAGGGCGGATCCATCCAGACGCCCGGAAGCGGGATCAGCAACCACGTCGTCATTGAGGTTGAACTCGAAGAGCGGCCGCGTAGCCTCGATGACGACGGAAGCGGGCGGTTGCTCGACGTCGCCATTTCCGCCGCGATCAAGGCCGTGCCCGCGATTGCCGAAGCGCGGAGCGCAGCAGAAGGAACCGCGCGGGGGTGTCTGGCTAGTTATCTGACGGCCGGCAACCCTAGCGGAATGACAGCAATAAAAAACTGGCGCGACCTGGTATATCTGGTCGGCGAACAGAATACCCGTCGAGCCGTCGATGCGGCACGGTGGGAAATCGACGCGAGAACACGGCGATGATGAACACAGGAAAATATTATTACCACGCTGGCGTATCGATAGAACGCCAGGACGACTGGCCGGCGGTGGAATGGAGCAGCCACACGCGGCGCACCTTTGCCGCCGCCCAAACCGAGGCGCGCCGGATGGCCCGCGAGTACGGCGGGATCGCTATCGTGGAGCAGTGGGACCGAGCGCACGGACTACACCCGGGAGCCGGAGCAGTAGACGACAGTGAGACGAAAGCCGAGCGGATTCTCAGGATAGGAATGAAGACACAAAACGACGTGACTGAGACAGCCACCTGCCGCGACTGCGGCAAGGAATTCGACTTTTCCGTCCTAACGCCGATGGTCGATACCGGCAAGTGGGATGCTGAGCGCGGCGAGTTTGGCGAGGATGACGATTACTTGCTGTGCCAGTCCTGCATGGACGACAGGGAGGAGGCGCGGAATCGATGACACTAGGGCGCATGCGCCCCGGATGACTGGCCGCAGCCAATAGTTGAGCATCGATGCGCCGCGTCGGATGAAGACGGGACGTGGGGGTCTATCGTGCTGACACACCTGGCGGCCGGATCGCCGCCGCGCCGATATGTTTCGTACTCATGGCCTACCTGCGAATCGTGCGGCGAGAAGTACTGTACATGGTGCGGCGCCCAGGCGTGGTACCAGGTGAATTGACCGCCTCGGCACCTCAGAGTAGGACCGGGCGGCTTGAAGAAGGAGGATGGCAAATGAAAGCAGTTTCTCTCAACGCGATTGCAACCGCGCTGGGTATTGATCAGCGCGGCGACGGGTGGGATTGGTATTACGTCACGGCCGCGCAGGCATCTGCGATGTCCGACGATCAGGCCCTGGCGGTCTGGCGGTCGGGCCAGGAAATCGGCGAAGCTATAAACAACCGGGTCGCCGTGATCGCTGGAGCAATGACGGACACAGTTTGCGGCCTCTGCGGGGAGCCAGCCGGGAAGCCATGCCGGTCGCGGGAATACGGAGGGTTATATATGCGCGCCATGGGCGCGTTTATTCCTGACGTGTTCCTTCATCCGGGGCGGCAGTGACGCCGGGGTGAAGGTGGGCTAGCTTTTCCACCGCAGAAACGCCTCGGCGATTACCGTTTTGCGATCGGAATTAACCACGTACACACCACCTTTACAACTCACTACCCAATCGCCGTGTTGCGGTGGGTGTCCGTCTCTGAAGTCACGCCACACCCCCACCGCCCCGGCACCTCAGAGTAGACCGGGGCGGCTTACCGCACCTCCGGGAATTCGCGCACCCTCAAATCCTCGGGCCACTCCTGAATGTCCCCGCCCTTGCGGTCGCGGAGCTTGCGCGTGTATCCGCTGATGCTACGGTCGTAGCGCGGGTCCAGTATCGGATACGATCCTAACTGTTTGACGAAACACGCCGTGCCCGCCGCCTTACACTGCGCCATGATCGAGCGGATCCATTCGACGTTACACGGCCTCGCGCCGGGTCCGCTCTCCCCGCCGACGATCGCCCACTGAATTCCGTCGAGCATCAAAGCGCCGAGGTCTTCCAACAACGGCTCGAATGAGACAAAGCGAACGGCCGCCGGTGTATCCTTCAGGTGGTCGACACGGTAGAGGGCGTCTTGATTCTCCACACTGACTCCCATCCAGGCGTTCTTCAAAGGAAGCCGGGCGGTTAAATGCCTTGGGATATGAACAGGCTTTGGCATTGGTGGTTTCGCAAATGCCAACATGCCGCATGTTATTTCATACGATCGATCCACGAACTCGGCCGCGAAGTACTCCCGCATCCGCTCCGCCCGCTTCGTGAGCGTCATCCACGTCACATCCGGCCGAAGCGCGAACACCGCAAACAGCCGGTCCAGTAGTTCATCCGGAACCCACGGGCCAAACATATCGGTCATGTCGCCGACGAAGCAGCGCGACCCGGAGACCTGCACGCCGCCGATAGTTTTGGCCGTGAGCATCTTGTGAAGCTCGGCCTCGTCGAGAAATGGCGTCAGACCCTTTATGGCTTCGGCTGTGAACGGGCCGCCGCGGCCGTACCGCTTTGCCAGCGCTTCGGCATAGCAATGACGGCAGCCTTCGCTCGCATGGATGCAGCCCCACACGACGTTACCACTTGCGTCCCGGTACTTCAGCGGATTCGCGCTGAAACCATGCGTTCCGTCGTTTCGGCTGCACCATTCTATTTTCGTTAAGTTCACCCAATCCTCCTCTGCGCCATCCGCCAGGTATCGCGGATTAACGCCGCATCCCGCATTGTTTCCTCGACCGGCAAGCTGATGACCTTCGGTGTCGCGTACCGCTCCGTGACATGGATGATGCCCAGAGCGTCGGGCGGCCGCCCGTACATAGCTGCGTACAGCAAGCCGTACATGCCGACCTGCAGCGGGTAGGAGTCGTCCACGTCGTAAGTCGCCTTCAGGTCCCACACACCGCCGCCGATGATCACGTCGCACGTCCCGGCGATGTCGTCATCCGCGAGGATGACCTGAGACGACGCGGCATGGTCCGCGTGTGTCTCGTCCCACCATTCGCGGAGCCGCATAAACAGTTTCACCGCGTCGGCCCGCGTCCCGGCCGGAATGCGCTTCAGCGCCCCGGCAACGTAGGCGGAAAACAGCGCATCGACCTCGACGCCTCGCAGTCTCGCGTTCTCCAGCACGTCCGCCGGCGCTTTCGAGTAGTCGGGCTTCACCGGCCAGACAGAGCGCAGGACGCGGCTCACGCTGGCAAACTCGCGCCCCTCGCGGAAGTATCGATGATGGTCCGGACAAAGCACCGTCTCTTTCGACAGCGAGCCACAGACGCAGGTGGATACGATGACGGTGGTCATCCCTCCAGTCCCTTCGCGTGATTCAACGCATCCCGCGCCACGGCCTTGAACAGCACCAACGGAATCTTCTTCGACGTGCCGACGCCTTTGTCGTCCTTGTAGCCGCGCATCGCCAACCAGTCGCGCCGCAGCTGGTCGGAATGCGGTTGGTATTTCGCGGGCAGCGCATCCTTGAACTTCATCCGTAGCCAGTCCTGCATTTCCTTGGTGCAGTACTCATCGAGCGACTTCGCTTGTTCGTCAGAAGGTGCGGCGGGTTCCGGCCCAACGGCGCCCGCCGCCTTTTTGGAAGCCTTCGCCGTGGTGGCCTTTGAAGACGCGCCGGAAGCTGGCGCCTCCTTGTTACCCACTGCGCTGCCCTTTGCAGGACTTCCAAGGTCAATGTCATGGTCGATGGTTTCGACAGCGGGCTTCGGCGGCATGGCTACGTCTTCGAGATCCTGCGTGAATATGCCGCTGGATCGCGTCACCCCGATAATGGCGTCAATCTTCGCGCGCTTCTTCGCCATCTTCAGAACGGTGTTGACCGTATCGAGGATGTCTGGATTCTCAACACGGCCGATGCTCTGGCCTTCGATCGACGCATCGCCAACCTGGAACTTCGCGCCGCATCCACCCTTCTTGGCGAAGCATAGCCACCCGCCGCCGTACTCTTCTTTCCCTTTGATAATGGCCGACGACTGGCACTTCGGGCACACCCGCTGCGAGTCGCGCCACCGATACTTACTCTCATAGGTCGAGCACGATCCGACGCCGGTGCCGACAATCGAGTCGTCGCGCCGGGAACGCAGGATGCATTTGATTTTGTAGTAGAACAGCCGGGACTCGAAATCTTCCTTCGCCTCGATGTCGTACTCGTCATAGAGGCCGTACAGTTCACCGAGCTTGTCCGCGCCGGACTTCAGCAGCACTTTCTTTTTGCCGGCCCCAGGTATCGGCCCGTAGTCGCCGCCGTCCTGACCGCCGTCCGTGGACGGCTCCAGATAATGCGCGACGAACTCCTGAAAGTCCTTCATGCGCGCTTTGGCTGTGTGCAGGTCCATGACCGGCGAGAGCACGACCGACCGTTGTTCGCGTACCGCTACCGCCGTCGTTTCGGTTACTTCTGAACTCATAATGATTTCCTTTCTTACGCCAGCCACTCCGCGACAACCTCGCTGCACTGCGGACACCGCACGCTGAGCGTCAACGGACGGCATCCCCAGCCGTACTCCGTGACGACCGTCTCCCGGCACGGCAAGCAGCAGATTTCCGCACCGTAGCGGCTTTCGTCCCACCCGTCCGGGGCTTCTGCGATGGTGAGGGTTATGGGCATCGCCCCAGCTCCACATCCAGCCGCCGTTGCCATTCCGCGAACACCGGCAGGGATTCGACGGTGATGTCGATGCTTCGGCGCGGGATGCGGGAGTCGGCGCGAATGGCTTCCGTCAGGTCGTCACGATGCGGGACGCCATCACTACTCATGCGCGCGATTTGCGTGAGGCATCCACATCCCGGCGCGGCGTAATTAAACAAACAGCCCGCCCTGCTATCAAACGGATAACGCCACGTATCTCTGATCTCCCCCGGATGCGCCGTCAGGTACTCGACCGCTTCGTCGTATTTGTCTTTCATCGGAGGAACTCCTTTAGCAGTTGCTCCGCTTCCTTGACTGTCGGGTAGCCGGATAGTGGCGTTGATGCCCGCAGATTGGCCCACTCTTGCGCCAACGGCTTCCCCATTTGCAACCAGATAGACTTGGCCACCTGATCGCCAGCCAAGAATCCGGCGAGCACTTTCGTGAACTCACGTTTTCTCGAAATCCGCCGGTGCTCGATGATGTCGGACTGAACACGCTCGGCAGTCTCGTCGTATTTGTCCTTCATCATCGTTCCTCCACGGCCGGCAGCGGCCACGGGATCAGTCTGGCGTCGAAGAATTGAATAAATTGCTCGGCTCGCGGCCGAAGCAGCATCGGGACTTCAGACAAATCCGGCGCGCTAAAAGCATGCGCCATCGGGCAGTTGCTCCAGTCGTGGCACTCCCAGTGCTCGCCAAAACTGTCGAGCGTCTTTCCGCCTGCGGTCAACAACGCTGGCACTGTCACGGATAAGTACTCCTTCCACGTTTCGCCGGTCGGCAGCACGGTATCGTCTTTTAGCGCGCCGTGCAGGTTCGCGCCGTACAGGTTCGCGCCGGACGAAACGGCGGCTTCAACCGCAAGTCTCAGACTGAAGGCTTCCGCGGTAAACAGCACAGCGTTTATGTATCCGTGCTTGATCTCAAATTTCATCGTTCCTCCAAGTGATAAATGCGCTCCAGCTCCCGAAGCGCTTTTGTTTCCGGCGGCTCATACCGCTGCCGGTCCAGCGCGTAGATGAAGCCGTAGCCGAATCCCAACAGGAACGCGGCGATAAAACCGCAGATGGCGGCGATCCAGAGCGTCACGCGCGAATCCTCCTGACCCACATTCCAGTGCGTCTACCTGCACCGTCGATTTTAATCAGTCCGCCAGCCGCAAGGACGTGCAGCATCCGCCGGGTTTGTCTCCGGTGCGCCTCGCACTCCATCTGAGTCGATGTGCCGAACAGATGCTGCTGGCATTCCGACACGTCAATCCAATCGCCGTCGAATGACCGGATGAAGTCCATCAGTTTGATGTAATTCGCAACACGATGGGCGCGCCATTTCAATCGAACGCTGTCTGCCGTGTTGCCACTAGCCAGCCACCGTTTCGTTGATTCCGAAATACGCTGCGTCATTCCCGCCCCACCTTCCCGCACGCTTCCCGGTCCATCATCCCGTCCAAGCAGTAACCCGCCAGCCGGTACGCTTGCGACAGGTTGAGTAGCGCGGCGTCGATGCTGGCGTAGTAATTCAACAGTTGCTCGTTTTGCACTCCGGCCTGAGCCGCGATGTGTTTCGACCGCTTTTCGTCGGCCTCTTCTTGGTCGATCAGCAGGCGGATGCGGCGTTCCTGGTTGGTCATGCGAAATCCTCATCCACGGCGATAGCGACATCACCGACAATCGGTCGATTGCTCGCCTTGGCTCTGGGATAAATCGAGTGGTAAAGGCTTGTCGCTTGCGGGTTATGCGGCTTGCCGTCAATCAGGCCGGTATCGTCAACGATCATAATGCGGCCGTCTCTCAGGTTTACCGAGTCACATATTTCTGCGCCAATCAGCGCCGCTATTAATTGGATCGCCTTACGGCTATCGACGTAGTGCGGTTCGATGGATCCATTGACTCTCAAGACTTCAACTTTCATGGCATCACCTTCCACCACGGGCCTTTCGTAAAATCGCTCACATACCCTCCTTGGGAATCCCGGCCTTGCGCCTGACTTCATCGAGTTCGTAGAAGAATTTCCACTGACCGCCGCCCAGCACGCGCTCTTGAACAAACACCGCTGGTGTTGGTTTCCAAAATGGCCACCCGTCATACATTCCAACGTCGTACACGTCGTACCAGTAGTCACCGTTGCGGACCTGCCAGCCGTCCGACTCCGAGAGGTGTCTCAGTATCGCTACGGCTTTTTCGCTGCGTTCGATGCTACGCGGGTCGCGGCAGCCGCACATTCGGTTGTAGTGACCCAAGAAGTCGTAATCCCAATCAATCGGCCCGACCTTTTCGCCGATGCGTTCCACGACTGTCCGGTATTTCATCGTGTCTCCAATCCCAAACTCGCGGTTGAATCCCGCTCGTCGTACCGCGCCAACCCGCACGCCTCATGCGCCGGGCCATCTCTGGTCAAAACGCAATCGTTGTCCCACAAGTCACCTTGGCAAATGACGCACGTGCCGTCCGGGCAATCGCAGCGCTGGCCGGGGTTGAAGTTCGCGCCGCACTTGCCGCAGGAGTACAGGTGCGTCTCGGTTAGGACTCGCATAACTTCTCCCGGTCCCGCGCCTTCCGTGCGTCGTAGGCGTCGATGAGGTTGCGGATGCGCAGTAGCGGCAACTCCGGATCGTCTATTCCGGACAGGTAACTCTTCACCACTTGGTCAATGCCGCCGATCAGAAACAGCTCCGGGCTCGGGGTGTCGTTGATGTCCATCGTTACTCCTTCACTCGATACCCTTCCGAAAGCGCCGCCAGTAGCGCTTTTTCCAGTGTAGCCGCGCACGTGTGGCCGAACGGCTCACCGTCGCGGTCGAACCACGAGTGAACCTTACTGGACGCCCCGTCTCGACTACGCGGCCCTTAACATGCGGCTCGCTCGTACCTACTGCCGTCTGTACTGCGGACGGGTTCGGGACGTGAGACGTTGCGACTTCCGGCTGACTGGCGCTTTCTGGTTTCGGCTTGGGGTGGTCGTTCACGGCACAGAGATTAGTAGTGATACAATCGTATGTCAAGCACTAAAAATTCCGTACTTGACAGACGGTCGGACGTGTGAGTAATGTTAGCGCCATGCAAAACGCTCTACAAAAAGCGCGTGACAAACAAAAGCTTACCAACGCTCAAATATCCAGGGCGCTCGGCATGAGCGAATCCATGATTTGCAAGATTATGCGCGGACATCGCAGGGCGCAACCCCAACTTTACGCCCTTCTCGGAATCCAGCAACCGAAGGCAAAGAAGAACGGAGCGCGCCGATGACCTACCTTCCACTCCTGACACCGTTGATTATCGTGGGCGTGCTGGCCGCGCATGTCGCTATCTGCATTTGGGAGGATTCGCGGCGGGGGAGGCGGGGGAAGTGAAGAATCCGAAGCCCTGCATGAACCCGGAATGTGATCGGGATACGAGCCATCGTAACTCCAGCCGCGGACTGTGTGGCCACTGCTACCGTAGTGCTATGAACCTCGTCCAGAGCGGCCGCACAACGTGGGCCGAGCTTGAAGCAAACGGGAAATGCCAGTCTTCGCGCATATCAGTCACTAAATCCCAGGCCGGGTGGTTTCTTGATTTCAAAAACAAAAAACGATGACCTTCGAGGCGCTATTCCAGAGCATCTACGAGCGGGCGGCTGCACGGAAGGACGCGCCGAGGCCGAAGCCAGTGAAGGTCTCGAAGCGGCGGCGGGCGGACTTTGACACCCACTGCGTCAACGGCCATCCGTGGAGCGCCGAGAATACTTATCGGTATCCGACCGGCAAGCGGCACTGCCGGGCGTGCAACCGGGAAGGCCAGCGGCGGCGTTACGAACGGAGGACGCATGGCAAAGGAAGTCACGAGTAAACGAGTCGCTTCGATTGCGGGGCGGGTGTTGAGGAAGATGAAGGGTGTTACCGCCGTCAGGCTGTATAGCGGCGGCTACTCGGATCATTACGCCGGCAGCATAAGGCCTTCCGAGATTCGCGCTCTCGCTGCATCCGCGCTCACCCAGCACAAGCCGAAGGGGAAGAAGCGGTCATGAGCGAACGGCGGTTGATGGGAGTTCGACAGGCGGGCGCTTTGCGCGGTATCGCGTATGCGGAGATGCTGCGCCTAATGCACTCTGGATCGCTGCCATTTATCCAACTCCCAGGCCGCCGCTCTTACCTGATCGACATGGCCGACCTTGATGCGCTGATTGACGCGTCGAAGTCTGGCACCGTTCCCGGCACCGAAGCCCAAGCGAAGCCCGTGAAAGTCGTTGAAAACGTGGCACCGAAAAGACGGTGCCGGAAGCCCAAAACCGAGACGGTGAAAGCCGCTCCATATCAATGGATGCAACAGTATGCGAGGAAATAACGGCAAGTGGCGTGGAGGTTTAGGAAACCGTTGCTCTGTCCAGACTGAGCTACGGGGCCGTAAGGACTTAGCGGTTACCGCCCCCCTCTCTGGCACCGCCTGTGGCACCATTCAGGAGCGCAACGGCATCGCGCAAGTCTTGAGTGTCCACGATCCGGTAGCGTTCGAACATGCTGCTGGTTTTGTGTCCCATCAGGGCCATGATAACACTGCGCTTGACGCCCTGCCGTTCCATCTCCCTTGCCGCACTGCGCCTCAAGTCGTGGAAGATGCGCTGCGCCTTCACGACCTTCACTGCCGCCCGTCCGTCCCTACCCAGGACCGGTCTTCCCTTGCGGAGGACCGGTTTCACCACACACGGCAACCCGGCCTTATAGCAGGCGGTTTTCCACTGCTTGCGGAACTGGCCGATGGGCTTTTGGTTGGCGGTAAAGACGGAAGTCAGGAATGCGGCGCTTGCGGGTGTGACCTTGGATTTCACTTTGTCCGCCTTGGCGCGCTGTGCTGCCAGCGCTGCAGTCAGGAGTGCGCGCAGTTCGTCCGTCATCGGAAAAACGCGGCCCTCGCCGTTTTTGGTCGTGCCTGGGTCCAGCCGGATCTCGCCGGCCGAAAAGTCCACGTTGCGCCATTCGAGGTTCTGAATCTCGGCGTAGCGCCATCCGGTCAGAAATCCAAACAGCACGAACGAATCGAGCGGCGCCGCCAGGTGCGAGCACAGGCGGTCGACCTCGGCGCGGGTGAAGAATCCGCTTCGGACGTTGCGCTCCGGCAGCATCGTGATGTGAGGCTTCGTCAGAATCTTCCGGCCTTGAAACGCGAGATTGAACGCCCGTCTTATGGCTTCCAATTCCCTGTTGATGGTGCCGTCCTTCGCGCCCTGAGCCTGCCGTTGAAGGATGTAGTGGTTGATTTGCGCCGACGTGATGGAGGCGGCTTTGCGTGGCCCAAACACCGGATTCAGGTGCACGCGGAACCGGGCTTCGATGTCATCCACCGATCGATGTTTGCGGACCTGGTAGTGCCGAACCACGTCGTTCGCCAGTTCTCCGAACGTCACCAGGTGCGGCTTAGCAGTAACCGGGATGCCCTGCGCGACATCCGACAGCCGTTTCGCCAGCTCGCGAACCGCCTCCTCCTCGGTCGGGAAACTCTCGTACTGCCGGGTGTGGTTGACGTCGTAGTAGCTGATGCGCCACGACGTGTCACGGAATTGAATGGAGCCGGTTTTGCGCCGCATAAGGCCCGGCAGTGTACCGCAGAGGCGGGAGAAAGGGAAAGCCGGTGAGTAAGCCGTTGTGTATTGACATCTATTGCGGTTTGGGTGGTTGGGCGGAAGGCTTCCTAACTGAGGGCTACACCGTTGTGGGATTCGACATCGAGCGCCACGATTACGGGACGGGCGGCTATCCGGGCCACCTTGTAATTCAGGACGTACTCACGCTACACGGTTCGCAGTTCAAGGACGCGGACATTATCGTCGCGAGTCCGCCCTGCACGGAATTCTCATACATGGCCATGCCGTGGACGCGGGCAAAGCAGATTGCCAGAGCACTGCGCGGGGAAGATGAATTCCCGGAAGGCTATCGCGGATCTCGGACACTGGATCAGCTGACGGCCCTCTTTGACGCCTGCTTTCGTATTCAACGTGAAGCGTGTAAAGCGGCAGGCCGATACATTCCACTGATTGTCGAAAACGTGCGTGGGGCGATTCCATGGGTAGGTCGATCGCAGTGGCATTACGGCAGTTTTCACCTGTGGGGCGACGTGCCGGCCTTGATGCCGATAACACTGAACCGTCAAGTCATGAAACAGGGAGTGGCGCATAGGTCGAACGGCGAGACGAACTTTCACGGACACAAGTCGTCTGGAAATTCTCCGCAAATGTGGAAGGACCGCGAAGGCGGGCACTTTGATGGTAGGTACGGCCTTAAGAATCCAGGCTTTCGCTTCGATGGCTCCGGTAGGTCGTTTCAGACCGAAAGCGTGATGTCTACCGGCTACAAATCGCAAGGGTTGAATTGGTCCGATAGGACGAAGCGCGGTCAAGATTTTACGCGGGTTGCTGGACTTCAGTCTGGCATGAAGTCCGGTCGGGCCTGGTACGCGGAAGGACTTGGCCGCCTCTCGTCAAAATCAGACTCCCGCAAAGCCGCCTCCGCTCAAATCGCGAAGATTCCGCTGCCACTATCCAGCCACATTGCGCGGTGCTTTAAGCCGCAACTTCAGGAGGCTTTATGACCCCGAACTCAATCGCAGCCGCCATCGCCTTCCACGACAAGCGCCACCTGCGCGGTCAACGTCAACGCCGGTGGATGCGCTGGTTTATCGCAGGGGTGGTGCTGTACGGGGTTTATGCGGTGATTTGGGTATGAGCAACGCAACGTTTCAAACAGCAGACTTGACACCGGAAACGCTCATCACAGTTTGTGCGGAGTGCCTTCAGGCATCGTGCTGGCTGGCGGAGTTCGTGTGTGACGAATACCGCTCAGCCAATATTGTCAAACTGCCCGTCAGCCGGTTGCGTGAGCTGAACCAAGAGCATCCGGACTGGTGGGCTAAAGAGATTCGCAGCCGTGCGGGTTGCGAATAACACAACACGCGGCTCGATTGGGCCGCTGGAATTATAAGCGCAGCGATGGAGCAAAGGCGGCTCGTGAGTCTCATAAACTCAACATCACCGGGTTCGATTCCCGGCGCTGCAATTTCGGGGTGCGGCGCTGAAGGAAGCGCGAGCACTGGCGGCGCGGCCAGCCAGCGGCTCTAAAAGCATCGCACGCACAGCGGACCCTAAGGTAAGCGCAAGCGAGAACTTAGTCAGGATGCAGCCGGTTTCGAATCCGGCCACCCCGGAAACCGAGGCGGCTTACCTCCTTGAGCCGCCCATACCACGCCGCCGGTCGTGGCTCGGGATACCGGCACAGGATTCCATAGTCCGACCTCGCAAGTCCGCCTTAATTACGGTGTCGGTTCAGCGGAGAGGCTGAGGGAATGCGTTGCCGGTCGCCGGAGTGGTTTCGGACCTCACTCTATACCGGCAAATTGGAGCGTTTGGGCACGCTGGCAGGCCCACCCCGCTCGAAACGGGACAGGCGTAAATGCTTGGAGGGTTCGACCCCCTCACGCTCCGTTTAAATGTCCGATGACAGGAGAAAACGATGCACACGAAACCGATTAAGCGATTCTTGCCGGTCCAATTAACCACATCCGAAAAGGTCGAGTTCGGCCAGAAGCTCGCGCAAGCGCACCAGGAATACGGCGAGGTCGAGCGCGAGAAAAAGCACGTTGCCGACAAATTCAAAGAGCGGCTCGAAGTCATCGACGGCCGCACGTCGCAACTTGCCACCATCGTCCACTCCGGCGAAGAACTCCGCGACGTGGGATGCCAGTGGCGCTACCTGTTCGAGGCCAACACAAAAGAACTCATGCGTATGGATACCGGCGAGATTGTCGAGACTGCCGCGATTACCCCGGAAGAGCGCCAGTTGATGTTGCAGATTGAAACGGAAACCGAAATCCACAACGTCGCCGAAGAAGTCACCGAGTAAACCGAACGAAATAAAAGTGCTTGAAATCCGCGCCGGGGTTTAATACATTACGTCGTGCTGGGGGTCGATCGCGGACTTATAACCCACGAGAAGCCCTCACCCTGTCGGGCGCGACCCCAGCACATCCTCACATTTACGACAGGGATTTTGATAGGGTGCCAATTTGAACTCTTCAAAAATTAGCATAGCCGACCGGAAGCGCACAGCCGACGCTTTACCCCTCGACGTAGCGCAATTCGATCACTTCAACGCGGCGATCCAGCGCGAGATTGAGACGGCGTGCTGTGAGTCGCGGCGGTTGGATCTGGCGCAAATTAAGCTGGAAACGAACCAGCGATTCGACCGGGCGCGGAGGGCGAAGGCATGAATTCGCCGGCCTTCCAGTTCTACGCTGCCGATTACCTGGCATCCTCGAAGGTCCAACGGATGAGCCTCGAAGAAGAAGGCGCTTACGTCCGGCTGCTGGCCTATAACTGGACGGACGATTCCATTCCATCCGACATTGGAAAACTTGCGCGAATGTGCAAGACGACGCGGCGTAAGATGCAAGCGATGTGGGATGGTATCCTGCATGAATGCTTCGGTCCACTACCCGGAAATCCCGACCGCCTCACCAGCCCCCGCTTGGAGCATGAGCGTCAAAAACAGGCTGAGTTTCGCTTGCGTAAAATCGAAGCAGGGAAGAACGGCGGCTTGGAAAGCGGACGAAGCAGACGCGAAGCAAAACGAAGCACTGCTTTAAATTTACTTGAAGCAGACGCGAAGCAAAACGAACCTCTTCAGTCTCCGTCTCCGTCTTCAAAAGAAGAAACCCCTAAACCCCCTTCGGGGGAATACTCACCAGAGTTTGAAACTTTCTGGCAGTCATCCTCACGTCGCGGAAGCAAAGCTGACGCTTTCAAAGAGTGGCAGAAACTTAAACCAAGCAGCGGCTTGCGGGACGAGATAAAGAATGCAATAGCCGACGCCTGTAAGTCGCCGGAGTGGCTGAAAGAGCACGGAAAGTACATCCCGCACGTGTGCCGATGGCTGAAGTCCCGCGGCTGGGAACGTGAAGATCTAAGGCCGGCTAAGCCGACAAACACGCCGCCAGAACTAGTGTACTGATGCGAAAACCGCACTTCAAAACCGAGATTACCCGCGACGAAATCCAGAAAGTCGACGACTTCCGTATGGCGTTCCGGTGGTTGTACGAGACTGGAATTCAACCTGGGGTCCGTACTGGATGGCCGTCGCTGGACCCGTACTACACCGTGCGGCCGCGGGAATGGACGCTGATTACCGGGATTCCCGGTCACGGTAAAACGTCGCTGCTGGACGGCCTGATGGTGAATTTGGCGAGACGTGAAGACTGGCGTTGGGCGGTGTTCTCTGCGGAAAACCTTCCGGTCGAGCGCCATGCGTCAGACCTCGCCGCGCAGTACATTGGCCGGCCATTCAATCTCGGACTCCGTACTCGTATCACCGAAGAGGAATTCCACTGGGCGTCGATGTTCCTCGACGCGCATTTCACATGGCTAAATCCCCCGGAGTCGGACTGCACGGTAGACCGGATTCTAATGTTGACGGACATGCTGTGCGGCCACGGCGCTGGCATCCAGGGTCTCGTGATTGACCCGTGGAACGAACTCGAACATCGGCGCCCCAGCGGAGTAAGTGAGACCGAATACGTCTCGGAAGTCCTGTCGCGGATCCGCCGGTTCGCCCGTGAGCACGAGATTCACGTGTTTCTCGTGGCGCACCCGACGAAACTTCAGCGGATCAAAACCGCACGGGTGGACGGCACGGAGGCGCAGACGTATCCGGTGCCGACTCCCTACGACGTGAGCGGTTGTCATGACGAAGCCACGGAAGTTCTAACTAGTCGTGGATGGGTGGCACATCGAGATGTGTCGCTACTGGACTACGTATGCTGTTTTAATCCACGAAACGGCCTCTTAGGGTATCAGCGCCCAACGAAGGTGTGGTGTTACGATTTTGACGGCGACATGATGCGGATTAAGTCGCCAAGTTTTGACGCACTTGTAACTCCGAATCACCGCATGGTTGTTGATTCGTCTTGGCAGAAAAAGCCTTCATTTACGTCGAATTACAAAGGAACTGGTTACGGTCGACCCCAAAAGTACGGAACCGGATGGGTATTCGTGGAGGCTCAGGATTTAAAGAGCGGCCTGGTGATGCCTTGGGCTTCCAGTTTTTGGATGGACGCAGATCCGGATTATAACGTGTCGGACGATGCGCTGCGTTTTATCGGCTGGTGGATCGCTGAGGGTTGGGTGACTCAAGGGTCTATTGCGCTTTGTCAGGCTGTCGGCCCTCTTGCGAAGCGTATGCGGGAATGTATCGAGCGTCTCGGGGTCGCTTTTACAGATCGCGTGACACATTACCGGGAACACGAACAGCCAATGTGGACCGCGAGGTTAGCCGTGCGATACGACGAGCCGACTAACGTCTTCGCCAAGATGGTCATCGCAGAATGTGGAAGCGGGGCGGAAAGCAAAAGGCTTCCGTCTTTCACGTGGCGGTTGTCTTGTCGCCAGAAATGGGTGCTTCTGCGCGCTTATTTGGAGGGCGACGGATCAGTTGGACGTCGTGACACATTTCGGGCGCATACCACGTCGCCGATATTGGCCGACCAAATCCAGCGACTCAGTATTGAGTTGGGGCGAATGGCAGTCCTCTCATCTCAAGAAGGAGTCAAGGCCCACCACAAGCGCCGTTATCAGGTGACAATCGGCAGAGAGGATCGGAAAACAATAACTCTACGTGTACCCCGTCACGTCACTAAAGAGCCATACAAAGGGAAGGTTTACTGTCTGACTGTCCCGACTGGCGCTTACCTAGTCCGAAGGAACGGTAAGCCGGGGATCTACGGAAACTCCGCGCACTGGAGAAACAAGGCCGACAACTGCATCACAGTGTGGCGCGATGTTTCACAACCGGAATACGGCGTTGATATCCACGTGCAGAAGATCCGGTTCCGGGAGATCGGGCAACTCGGCTGTGTCCACATGGGGCACGACCGGCCGACGAATCAGTTAATCGATCCGCTGGCACCGTTCGCAAAATGGCAGCCGCCCGAGGTCGATGTGCAGCGGCTCGCTGAAGCGGTGGGCGTGTCGGTTGGAAGGGAGCCTGGCTGTGATGATGAATAGCCTTGACCAACGCGAATTCGACCCCGTCATCATCAACGGCAAACCGAAACTCCGCTGCCGGATTTGCGGTGCGAGGATTTCAGCGGTCAGCGCCAGTCGGCACCTGCTGAATCATGACCTAAAAATCCATCGGAGTCTGCGGAAGTGGAAAGGCGGGAAGCGGTGATTAAGTATTTGATTGACTATCGGGAATTCTTGGAACGTAAGACGGTCGCCGCGCCGTATCGAGGAATAGACAGCGTGCCCGGATTGGCGTCTCACCTGTTCGGATTCCAGCGGTATTCGGTTGAGTTCGGATTGCGGTGTGGTTCGTTTGGGTTGTTTCTCGATACCGGACTCGGGAAAACCGCTTGCGAGCTAGAATGGGCCACACATGCGGCGGAAGCATCGAACGGACGCGCGCTGATACTGACGCCTCTGGCAGTCGCTCGACAGATCGAGGCCGAAGGAAAGCGATGGGGTTACGACATTCGGGTTATCCGCAATCAAGACGACGCTGGACCGGGTTTGAACGTCTGCAATTACGACCGGCTGGACCTGTTAATACCGTCTGAGTTCGGAGCCGTGGTGCTCGACGAATCCAGCATTATTAAGAACTTCACTGGCAAAACCACGCAGGCATTGACTGCGGCGTTTGCAAGCCACCGATGGCGCATGGCCGCAAGCGCGACTCCCGCGCCGAACGACCATACCGAACTCGGGACGCATAGTGAATTCCTAGGCGTCATGCCGATGAATGACATGCTCGTGCGCTGGTTCATCAACGACACGGCGGACACTGGAACATGGCGGTTGAAAGGCCATGCCCGTCAATCGTTCTGGGACTGGATGGCGTCATGGTGCCGGATTGCGGAGCATCCACGTGACCTTGGCGACGACATGGAAGGCTTCGACCTGCCGCCGTTGAACGTCGTGCGGCATCAGGCCGACGCTTCGATTATTGAATCGGCGGGATCGTTGTTTCCCATGGTCGATGTCAGCGCGACGGGAATCCATGAAATCAAGCGGCGGACTGCGGAATCGAGAGCACGGACGGTCGCGGCAATTGTAGCGGATACAACAGAGCCGTTCATCGTGTGGTGTGACACCGACTACGAAGCGGCAGCGCTGAAGGCCGTTCTGGTGCCGATGTTTGGCGGGAAGGTCGTCGAGGTCCGCGGTTCCATGACGATCGACCAGAAGGAAGACGCTCTTGCACGATTCGCGGATGGTAGCGCTCAGGGGATCATCACGAAAAGCTCGATTTGCGGATTCGGGCTCAATTGGCAGCACTGCAACACGATGGTTTTCGCCGGCCGTTCGTTCTCTTACGAATCCTGGTATCAGGCCGTGCGCCGGTGTTGGCGGTTTGGCCAGACGAAGCCAGTCAACGTGCATCTCGTCGTCGCGGAAGGTGAAGACTCTATCGGCCGCGTCATCGACCGTAAAGCCGACGACCACGACGCCATGAAACGGGAAATGAAAGAAGCAATGCGGCGAGCGATAGGGCTCGCCTCAGACGTGCGGCGAAGGTATGAGCCGAAGCATACAGGGAGGTTGCCGAAATGGTTAGCTGTCTAAACGAAGCCCACGGAGAACGGTTTGCGATTTACAACGGCGATTGCGTGGAAGTCGCACGGCAGATGCCGGATGAATGCGTGGACTTCTCGATCTACTCGCCGCCGTTCTCGAACCTGTTCGTGTATTCCGACTCGATTGCGGACATGGGTAATTCCGCCAACGACGGCGAGTTTTTTGAGCAGTACGGCTTTTTAATTCGGGAGTTGTTCCGGCTGACACTGCCGGGACGGTTATCCGCCGTGCATTGTTCCGACCTGCCGCTGACCAAGTGGAAGGATGGCGTTATTGCGATAAAAGACCTGTCCGGTATGATCGTCCGTGCTCACGAAGAAGCGGGCTGGGTCCTGCATTCGCGCATCACGATCTGGAAGTCACCTGTCGTCGAGATGACGCGCACGAAGGCGCTCGGGCTGCTGCACAAGCAAATCCTGAAAGACAGCGGCCGGAGCCGTGCGGGGATGCCGGATTACCTGCTGGTGTTCCGGAAGACCGGCGACAACCCGAAGCCAATCAGTCACACGCCGGAAGACTTCCCGGTGTCGCAATGGCAGGAATGGGCGTCTCCGGTATGGATGACCGTGGATCAAACGAACGTGCTCAATACCGCAGTAGCCCGCGAACAGGCCGACGAAAAGCATCTTTGCCCGCTGCAACTCGACGTGATTCACCGGGCGCTCGTGCTTTGGTCGAATCCGGACGACACAGTACTGAGTCCGTTCGCCGGTATCGGATCCGAGGGAGTGAAGTCGCTGGAATTGGGACGGCGATTCATCGGAATTGAACTCAAGGAAGCGTACTTCAGTCAGGCATCCGCACACGTGGACGCCAGAGACAGGCAGATGACGCTATGTCTGTGAAACCCCGAATCACAGACTCGTTTTACCGCCGCTACGAGCCCCGTAGCGCAAAGCCGACCGAAGGCTTCGGCGATGCGAACCCGCTGTGTCCGGGATGCAACCTGAGGCGGACTGCGGCGGAATTTAGAGGCACGGACGGCGAGCCGCGGCGCTACTGCCGGGTCTGCCGGGATAGACGGCCGGAATTGAGGAGGGTGAAAGGGTGACGTGCGAATGTGTCTCCTGTGCAGAATGCCACGGGACCGGCCGTAGCAAGTGGCTGGACGACGACTGTGATT